GGCAGGGCACCCTCTGTCCAGCACGAAGCTCGTGCCGTACTACGAGGGTTTCAAGGGCACCTACACGGACGAGGGAGCGGTTGGTGTGTATCGCAAGGACAAGGAGGACTATGTGGTGACGGAACTCCCGCCTGGGGAGTGGACGGCCGACTACCGCGAGTGGCTGGAGAAGGAGTTGTCCGAGGGTCGTATCAAGGACTTTGTGGATACATCCACGGACCAGGACATCAACATTCGCATCAAGGGCATCGAGGAGACTGATCTGGTCAAGTCGCTGACGGTCAAGATTAAGACCACCAACATGCACGCCTTCAACGAGAAGGGTGTGATCACCAAGTATGCCACCTTGAACGACATTCTGTCGGCGTTCTGGAGCGTCCGTCTGGAGCTGTACGAGACGCGCCGCACTCACCAGATCAAGGCGCTGGAGGAGCAGCTGCCTCTCCACACGAATGTGGTCAAGTTCATCGTGAGCCAGTGCGAGGATGTCCAGGTGCCGAACCTGCGCCGCAAGACGCGGATGGAGTGCGACTCCATGCTGGAGCAGCACGGGTATCAGACCATCAAGGGGTCCTACGACTACGTTATGCGTCTGCCCGTGTCCAGCTTCACCAAGGAGGTGAGCGACAAGCATGTGGCGGAGATGGAGACGATTCGCGCAGAGATTGTGAGGCTTCAGGGAACCAATGCCGAGAAACTCTGGCTTGCTGATTTACAGACCCTAGGATAAAGGACTCAATGCCCAGTGGATGGTCCAATACAGCAGCCGCTAGCGCTGTCCAGCAACTTCCTCAGACAATGATTTCAAAGCGGTATATTGTCATTGACACTGCACATCGCGACTTTGTTCAACAATCCAACCCGTATTCAAACTTAGCCTTTTCCTTTGGAAGTCAGTCTCCTCAGTACGTGAACAAGTCCGTGACATCCAATAACCCCACGATACCGCTCTACGCATCGAACATTCTTGGCGAGAGGAACACTGTGCCAGGGAAGAAAAACGACTCAGGATGGATTTACAATGGTGTAAGATATCCACCCTACAATCCAGCCTTGACGAATGTTCCCAACTGCAATCTTCCAAATGACACGTATTACATTCAACCGTCGGGGAATTCGTTCGGCACTGTGGACCAAGCGGCCTTTGTCACGTCCATTCGAATCGTCCGCGTGATCCTCCCCCAGAAGCAGTTCTTGCTGGTCCCCACTATTCCTGGGAACGCGAACTCTGCCGCCATCACCCAGCAAGTCGTGGGCAAGACGTACTCGGCCTTCTCGACCTACCCGTACCTACTCCTAAAGGTAAATACATATGTTGGAGAGTACTACGGCGGCAACGAGCCCACGCGGCGCACCTTTTCTGCCTTGACGCAAAAGACCCGCACACAGACGAACTTTGCCCTCGACATTGGCGTGCAGCACTACGACTACGAGCCGTGGGGCACTGAAGCCCATCAGCTGCCAGCTCCCATTCCCAGTCTCCAGAATTTGACCCTCACTCTCACGGACCCCATTGGAACACCATTTGACCAGCAGGACACGCTCAAGGTGTCGTTGATTCAGGCTGACGCATCCAGTGGATTGTTTCTCAAGTGTTTTGCTGCCGACTACTCCTATTTCAGTTCTAACGATCTCCGCATCGGCGATCGCGTTCTCTTTCATGCGCCCACACTTTCCAATATGGAAGTGTCGCCTCTGACTCCAACGACCAAGAAAACATTCATTAAGAACCTCATCGGCACTCCCCTAATTGTTCTGGCCTTGTTGGATTATGTGGATACTGGAAACGGCGTGTTCGGACCTCGCGATGTGTCTGCAGGATATGCTCGAACCCTGCCCTCCGCGGCGTCCTACAATGGATTCGTGGTTCCCAACTTCTTCATCTCAGACGCCCAAGGCAACGCGAGTCCTAAATATCCTCAGTCCATCAACGGATATGGAACCACCAATACAAACTCGAATGTGCTGGAGCCGCAGACGCTAGTGGCATCCAACCTACCCTTTCTCAATACATCGCTGCAACCGTGCTACACCGTAGAGCTGACCTGTGCATCTCCCGACACCAGCCAATTTGGACAGAATATTGTGTAGTGAACTCACAATGCAGTTCAGCGTCGACTACTCGGTCCCCAGTTTGGCGGAGTTTTACACGGGCACAGCCATCCAAGCAGCCCCCAAGCACACGGGTCGTCTTCCTCTGTCAGGTTCCCAGGAAGGGGAGAGTGTTCCTCCTGTTACATTGAACTCTCCTGAAGCAGGCGTGGTTCCGTCGACAATGATGGAGCGGATCAATTACCGCCACTCGTGCACGCCGCTGAACCAGATGTTCTTTAGTCAGTCCAACTTGGCGAACCTCCAAGCAAAGATCAAGGCCGATGTCCTTGCCCGCAGCAACGGCAAGTACTCAATCGACAACCAGTCAGAGGCGGACCTGATGATCATCATGCGTAGTTACTACCTGCAGTATGGTGACAATGATCCCGCTGTCGTCGCCAAGTCCCTCGAGGAGCTGAACGACCGCGTGGTGTCCTACTGCGGCAACAGCATCATGTCCGAGGTGGAGGCGTATGTCTACTACCGCAAGGACATTCTTGACTTCCCTGCCCCGATTGCCAATCCTGTGGCGACACAGGTCTATGGCTCGCGGACAGGTGAGCTCAAGAGTTTCTTCTGAACGGGTAATGATCCACCGCTTCCACGACCGCGCCTACCTTCACATTGGTTCGCGTTGGTTTGTGTGGGAACCTGCATGGTCAATGTTTCGGCCCGTCGACGGCTTGGCCTGGAACGGAACGGCCTTTGTGCTGGATGACTCCGAATACTGTTCCGACATTACCGATCGACAGTATGGATACGGAACCGAAGCCATGTATCAAGTGTGTTTGAAGCTCACCGAGACATGGGGCGACAAGGTGGAGAATGCACCCGTGTCCAAAGTGCTTTCCATCGGGACCAACGAGTGGTTCTATGATCGTCCAATGGTCCTGACCCCCTGTGCGCCTCGGACTAAGGAATCGTGGAAAGCGATGGGGTTAAGCCGTCGGACCCTGCGCAGACATCCGCGGAAGACATTTACAAAACGCAACCAAGTCTAACACAATGCGAGTGAATCTAATCGGAACGGCAACGCCTCTTACGGGGCTGGCCCAAGACACCCAGATTCTACACGCCCTCTTTGCACACGTGTTGGGACCCGACGCCGAGATCCGACACGTTCCGCACCAACAACCTCACTGCCCCGAAGCCGAGATCAATGTGTTTATCGAAGTCATCAACCCCGCGCTGTTCCCGTTTGCAGGACTGAACATATGGGTCCCGAACCCCGAGTGGACATACCAAACATGGTTTCCGTATACAGCCATGGTCGACCAGATCTGGGTGAAGACACATAGCGCAGCCAAGATGTTCGAAGCCATCCCTGGGTGTGCGCCCGTGCAGTACATCGGCTGGACCTCGATTGACAAGAAGTACACGCCCGTCAAGAACTACAGCAAGGGCATTGTTCCCGTGGGCAAGAACATCTGGCGTCATCCCAAGCCCGTAGTCCAAGCGTACATGCGTATTCAACACGAAGACCCGTCCTTGTACGAGTTGCTGCCCGAGCTGACCATTGTGCATTCGCCTGCCCACGTCAGAATTGGTGCACTCCCCGACCATGTGGCTGGCAAAATCAAGTTGGTCTCGGAGGTGTTGAGCGACAAGGACTATGACGCCCTGTTAGCCGACTCGGGATTGGTGGTGTGTCTTTCGGTCGCCGAGGGGTTTGGACACGCAGTGAATGAAGCCATGTCCAGCGGATGCGTGCCCCTGATCAGCCCCATCGCGCCCTTTGCGGAGCTGGTCAAGTCGGCGCTGTGGACCTCGACGACAAAGGAGGTTCCTCACCCCCATTGCATGGGGGTGCTGGAGGATACGGATGTGGGGTCGGTGGTGGACGCTCTGAAGCTCTATGTCGGAACACCAGACGCACACCTTCGGGAAATCTCCGATGCCTGTCGCAAGCAATACGAGGATCGCCACGAGGACTTTGTGGAGCGCTTGTCCAAACACATTGACACCCTCAAAGGGCGTCCCCGCTACTCCATCCAAGAGCACATGCCCAAGGAGGAGGACCTGCCGTGCGTCTCCATCATCACCCTGACTCGGAATCGCCGCGCCTTCATTCCGTTGCTCAAGTACTGCAGGGTGGCTCAGTCGTATCCCGAGTCCAAGATTGAGTGGGTCATTGTGGACGACGGAGAGGATCCGATCAAGGACTTGATCACCGATATGCCGAATGTCAAGTACATTCTAGTGGACACGCCGCTGACCATTGGCGCCAAGCGGAATCTGGCTGTGGAGTATGCCACCCACGATGTGCTGGTCATGATGGACGATGACGATGTGTATCCCACCAACTCCGTGCTGACCCGTGTGGCGCACCTGCTGGCTGAGCCGCGCAAGGAGTGTCTGTTTTCCACGGTATTGCCGTGCTACGAGATCCACAAGCACGTGTCGTTCATGAATGTGCCTCCTGCGACCTTAGCCATGAGCCAACGGGTGTCAGAGGCAACGATGTGCTTCACGCGCAAGTTCTGGACGGATCGGCAGTTTCCTGAGATTCATGTGGCCGAGGGTGACGCATTCATTCGCGGTCGCGAACACATGTGTCGGGAGTTGTCTCCCCAGAATGTCATTGTGAGTTTGGTCCATAAGAAGAACACGAGTAGTCGCAAGCCCCCTGTGACAGAGACGAACGGATGCCACTACGGGTTATCAGATGAACTATTTACCTTGATTTCAGAGATTGCGAGGGCACTCTAGTACATGCCCATGAACTTGCGCGAGCGGCGAGTGCGACGACGACCACCCTTCGTTGTCTCACCACCGACGGTGAAGGGGGCCCCAGTGAGCGAGCCGCCCATCGACTTGGGGACACCGTCATAGTTGCCACCCTTCATCTTGAGGCGCTTCATCAGGGTGGACTTCTTGCCCGTGGTCTTGAGCCCCTTCTTCTTCAGAAGGCGACGCAGGGTCTTGGCCTTGAGCCCACGGCGACCACCCACGGCCGCGGGTGTCCAGGTGGCAGGGAGAACGCAGTCAGCCTCAGTCAACTTAGATTGATCGGAGCAGGACATTTCAGTGTATGTTTACTCTCTAGAAAAAACGCGGAGTCAACGGCGTGTGGACCGACGGCGGCTGCGACGACTCTTGCGACGACGGCCACCCACCTTGGGACCCAGAGGCGGCACACCTGCCGTCCAGTCTTTGGATGTGTAGTGATTTCCTGTGGTTCCCGTGGATGATCCAACCAGCGCAGGTGATATCCGACTTCCTCCCGCAATGGGCCCTGTGACGATGGGCACAATGAGGTGGTGTTTACGAGTGCGGCGCTGAGTGCGACCGCGGGGCATTTGTTAGTTGTGTTTGAAATTAGTAGCCGCGCCCGCGAGTGCGACGACGACCGCCCGTGAGGCCAGCCGCGACCTTTGCAGCGTACTCGGGTCCAGGCTGGCGGCTGTTTCCGTTTGCAGACGAATCGCCATACGAATCACCCACACCCGCGGCGGATCCAGCCGTGGCAGCAACTCCGCCACCACGGAGGTGAAGACGCTTCATGAGTGTCACCTTCTTGCCCGTGGTCTTGAGTCCCTTCTGCTTCAGCATGCGACGGAGGGTCTTCGCCTTCAAAGTTGTCTTGCGACCACGAGTGCGGCGGCGTCCAGCGGTGAGGTTGTCGGTCATTTGTCTTTGAACGAGAAAAGAACGCACTACGCACTGGCAAGGTCGCCGTTGTATCCATGAAGATCCGTGCCACCAGAGAAGGGCGCCGCATTCGTTCCAACACGACCACCGCCCATCCTTGGCGCGTAGTTGAGACGGTTCACCAAGGTTGTCTTGACTCCCGTGGTCTTGAGTTTGAGCTTCTTTAGCATCTTGCGCAGGGTTCCAATAGTCATTGCCTTCAGCTCGGCCCGACGAGTTTTGCGAGCACCACCCCTGGGGAACGACCCTGGGTCGATTCCTCCTGCACCGTAATACCCACCACCACGACGGGTGCGACGACGTCCACCTGCGACTCCGAGACCAAGCACAGTCATTTACCCTTACCCTCGAAATTCTTAGGCGCTACACGTGACACAGTTACTCGGCTCCACGGTGAACTGCTGGGCCTTCGCAGCCGCCTTGGTGCGCAGATAGTAGCAGCCCGTCTTCAGTCCCTGCTTCCATGCGTAGAAGTGCATGCTCGACACCTTGGACGGTGTCGGCTCTGAAAGGAACAGGTTCAATGACTGCGACTGGCAGATGTACGGCGCGCGGTCGCGAGCCATGTTGATCAGGGTCTTCATCGGAATCTCCCACACCGTCTTGTACAGCTCGCGGATCTCGGCGGGAATGGCTGCGATTCCCTGCACGGATCCATTGTTGGCGATGATCTCTGTGCGAATATCCGCGGTCCACAACCCTAGTTTCACCAAGTCCTCCACGAGGTACTTGTTCACCACCATGAACTCGCCCGACAGGACACGGCGGGAATACAGATTGGAAGTAAAGGGCTCAAAGCACTCGTTGTTGCCAAGAATCTGGGAAGTAGACGCGGTCGGCATGGGGGCCACCAGCAGAGAGTTCCGCATACCCGCCTTGCACAAGTCGCGCAGACCACTCCAGTTCAAGTACGTTGACTTAGGTGTCTCTCCCCACAGATCACACTGCAGCTTGCCATCACTCATAGGCGAGCCATCGAAGGTGATGTACTTGTTGGTGGTGTCGATGGAGACGCCACGCCACGAGTCCGATGACGCACCCAACATACTCTGTGTGGCAGCGGCGTAGTAGATGTTCTCAAAGATCTCCTGGTTCAGGTCGGCAGCACGCTGGGACGACCAAGGGATACGAAGCATCGCAAAGACATCTGCAAGTCCCTGAATTCCGATTCCGATAGGGCGGTGGCGGAGATTGGAGGTCTTGCACTTCTCTGTGGGGTAGTAGGTCTTGTCAATGACAAGATCCAAGTTGCGAGCTAGGGTGGTCGTATACTTGCGAAGCAACTCAAAGTCAAATTTGCCATCCTTCACGAACTTGGGAAGAGCGAGAGACCCGAGGTTGCAGACCGCCGTCTCCTCGGGGGAGGTGAACTCAATGATCTCGGTGCACAGGTTGCTCGACTTGATGGTTCCGAGGTGCTGCTGGTTGGACTTGGCATTACACGCGTCCTTGTACAGCAGATACGGAGTCCCCGTCTGAATCTGAGCATCTACAATCATCTGCCACAATTTCTTGGCAGGCATCTTCTTCATGGCAAGGTTCTTGCGCTCGTAGCGGCAATACAACTCTGCGAACTCATTGCCCCAGCAATCTGACAGCCCTGGGCAGGTGTCGGGACTGAACATCGACCACATATCGTCTTGCTCCACACGCTGCATGAACAGGTCTGGGATCCAGAGACCGTAGAACAGGTCGCGGGCCCGCTCGTCGTCATTGCCTGTGTTCAGCTTCAGACGCAGGAACTCCTCAATGTCTGCATGCCACGGTTCCAGATACACTGCAAAGGATCCGTTACGCTTGCCACCCTGGTTCACATACTTGGCTGTGTCATTGAACACCTTGAGCATCGGCACAATGCCCGTGGACTTGCCATTGGTGCCCTTGATATCGGAATCGCGAGCACGGATATTGTGGATCGACAGACCCACGCCGCCCGCCCACTTGGAGATCTGTGCACACTCGGCCAGCGTGTCGTAGATACCCTTGATCGAGTCCTCCTGCATGTGGACAAGAAAGCAGGAGCTCAACTGCGGGCGCGGCGTACCCGAGTTGAACAGGGTGGGCGTGGCGTGGATGAAATACCCCAAACTCAGGGCATCGTACGTCTCCTTGACTCGTGCAAAGCTCGTGCCGTGGAGCTGGATGGACACACGCATCCACAGGTGCTGCGGGCGCTCCCACACACGGCCATCGCGACGCCGAAGAAGGTATCCCTTCTCCAAGGTCTTGTAGCCGAAATAGTCAAATACGAAGTCGCGGGAGTAGTCAATCATGGACTCAAGCTCCAGATCCTGAGCCACGGAATAGTAGGACTCATTGATCACGCCCTCATCGAACAACACCCGCGCAGAATCCACCAGACGAGTGGGGGTGTTCTTCTGGTGATTGTCGATGAGAATACGGGCCGCCAGCTTGCCGTAGTTCGGGTGATGACGGGCCTGCATCATGGCACAGGTCTCGGCCGCAAACTCGTCCAGCTCAGAGGTCTTGATTCCGTCCTGAATCTGGCTACACACCTTCTGCGCGACCAAATCAGGGTTCACGTGGTCAAGTCCATCCGCAAGGCGCTGGAGACGAGTCAGCACCTCGTTGAAGGAAACAGGAACGCGATCGCCGTTACGCTTTGTGACGTAGATGTGGTCAGACATCTTCAATACTATATCCCCCATTCTTACCTTTAAGCGCCCAAAACTTTAGGCCTCACTCTGTTTTCATCCGCACCGTGATGTGCATGGACTCGAGCTCGCGTGTATAGAGCTCCATGCAATACGGCATCTCCACCATGTCGCGGCTCGTGTCCAACTGCCCCGTTTCCTTGTCGAGCTGGACCACTGCGGCGTCCGAGCGCTCCATCATGCTCTCCCGTGTGAACTTGGCCATTCCGTGGGAAATCAAGGCATCGCGCTCCATCTCGCCGATACGCAATCCACCCTCGTCCGCACGACCTTCCAGTGGTTGGCGGGTCAGCAGCTTGCGCGGACCTGTTGACCGCGCGTTCACCTTGTCCTCCACCATGTGCTTCATGCGTTGGTAGTAGGTGGGACCCATGAAGATATCCGCCTCCATCATTTCTCCTGTCTGACCATTGTACAGGGTCTCTGTGCCATACGGCTCGAATCCCTGTTCCATCATGATCTGCTTGAGTGTGGGCAGGCTGTCGGACGTGGTAAAGGGTGTCGCATCAATGAACGCTCCCAGTTTCAGAGCCAAGCGACTCCAGGAACTCTCCATCCAATGTCCGATTGTCATGCGAGTGGGAAGCGCGTGGGGGTTGAACAAGAGGTCGGGGCGCACTCCCCGAGCCGTGAAGGGCATGTCCTCTTCGGGGAGGATGATGCCAAGCGTCCCCTTCTGCGAATGGCGGCTTCCCAACTTGTCGCCGAGCACGGGATAGCGCTCCTCGGCTACACGAATCTTGACACCCTTCAATCCATCGCGAGTGGCGTAGCGGTAGACGGATTCCACACGACCATGCTGCCCCCGCTTCGGCTTCTCGGACACATCGCGATATCCCGTGATCTTGCCGTTCATATCCTGAATCGGGGCCACAACACCCACGAGCACCATATCCTCTGTCAATTCCGTGCCTTCGAGGATCACACCTTCGGCGTCGAGGTGGTCGTAGTTCATTCCCTCCTTGCGCTTGACCGAGTCCTTGTACAGGGGATTAACAGCTGGATTGGCGAACTCGGTGTGGATCTGTGTCGCAGGATCGGTCATGTCCTCCATGAAATCGTAGGAGTGGTAGTAGATGGTCTGGAACAAGCCCCGCTTCATGGACGAGGCATTGATCATGACGGAATCCTCCTGGTTGAAGCCCATGTACGTGGTGATAGCGACAAGCACATTCTCTCCGTGCGGCATGCATCCACCTGCGCCCATAATCTCACGATAGACCCATGTCTGCGTCAGAGGAATCTGGGGCAGGACCGCAGTCACGGCGATCGTGTCGAAGCGCTTGAGGTAGTTGGTATGGAACCATGAGCAGGTCTGCTTGGTCTGGGCAATCGCAAAGGCGTTGCGCGTGCCTGGATTGTGGTCCGAGAAGGGGATGATACCCGTGAGTGCCGACAGAGCAAATAGAGCGTGGATTTCGGACTGTAGCTTGGGGTGGAAGGGTTCGATGGACAAGCGCGTAATGTTCTGCTCCTCTGCATCAAGATAATCAATCAATCCTGAAATCTGTTCCCACTTCTCGGCTGCCCGCACGCGCTCGGCGGTTACGCCCTCTTGGTAGACAGGACGAATCGGTCGCCCTCCGTCGCAGGTGAGCGTGTACACATTGGCCACGCGGTCCCAGCCGAGCGACAGCGTCAACTTCCGTGTTCGGCGCTCCTTTACGAGGTGAGCATGCATCTCCTCGGTTCGGCCGATGCACACGCCTACCAAATCCGCATTCAAGAACACGGGGGTCCAAGTGGGCTGCCACGTCGACGGGTGAACGAAGACGATTGGGCGAATGTACGGCTTGATCATGGCACGCACCGTATCCATCGACAGGGGTGTGGAGATACGAGCCATGATAGTCAGTGCCTTGATGTATCCAATATTACGACCGTCGGGGGAGTCCACAGGGCACATGAGACCCATCTGCGAGGCGTGGAAGCGACGAGGCTCCTTCTTGTTGGAGGTGCGGTCCATCTGCAAGTTGGTGCGGCGCAAATGACTGATCACACCTGCGTAGGATACACGGCTCAACTCTTGCGCAATCCCTTCGGCTCCACCCCATGACCCCTTGAAGGACTTGAGGAACTCCGACATGAGCCTATACTTTTTCCAGTAGAAGCTCAGGTTCTCGGGCTGCAGCACATTCACCAGCTTATCCCCTGCGTAATTGGCGCGCTCGTACTGGTTCACCTTCTTGTCCAACTCCAGTAGCATGGTGCGCGATGTCTCACGGAAGATACGACGAAACTCCCCAAAGCAGAGATCGCCAGACGTTTGGAGACGCTTGAAGCGGAAATGGTCGCGGTCCGTGGCCTCCGTCAATCCCAGTGCCTGCTCCATGGCCATGCGCAACAAACGTCCTAGCTGATACGCCTTGCGACGATAGAGCGCGCCCACATCAGGATCCACTTCCACATGAGGAAACAGCATATCGTGCAGGGTCCGCACCACTTCAGGGCGAGACCGCGTGCGCGACTGGTCCACCAACAACTGGAGATCCGTCTTCTTCGAGTAACGCAGGGTCTCCTCGTGGCTCAAGATCAGCTGGTAGAACAGGGTGTCGTAAGCCAGCCGATCGTGGTCATTCATGCCTGCCAAGACCGTGTCGTAGACGTCCTTGTCGGTGGTCAAGCCTAGGGCGCGAAACACACTGATCGCTGGAACAGGGTTCTCGAATCCAGGAAGTGTGATCAGAGCCAGACGATCTTGGGTTCGCCTGGTCGGCGGCGGAATCAGCAAGAAGTGTGAATACGGTCCACGGCTCGCATCCTCCGACACCGACCGCACGGCTGCGTAGTACTCTTCCTTGGTGTCGTAGGATGCCACCACCTCCAGCTCCTCGGAAGTCTCAACAGGGCCGCTCGGGTTCTGGGGGTTCACGACCTGTGTTCGCTTGCCGCAGTAAAAAAGGTTGTTCCCCAATTTCTCTTGCGTCAACAGCACCTTCTCCGATCCGTCAATCACAAAGTATCCTCCAAGCTCGAACTTGCACTCGCCCACCGTGTATCCGTCGATACCCGTGAGATAGCAAAGCCGACTCCGCAGCATGAGCGGAATCTTCCCCACCTCAAAGTCCGCAAACACCTTCGTGACGGTGGGTCCGTTGGGGAATACATAGTCCACTTCTAGGTCGGCTACCAGCGTGACAGAATAGGTCGTATTGTCGAGACGGCAGGCGTGAGGAACAATGGCGTTGCCCATGTCATCCGTGGGTGCCACCCACTTCAGCTTGTTCGACTCCTTGCCCCCAAACCAAATGCGGATATAGCGCTTGTCGGGCAGCTCGAGCTCGAAGGGATTGGAGGCCTTCAAGAAGGTGGGAATGCGTGCGTCGAGCATGTCGTCGTAGGAATCCACATGGTGCTGGATGAGCGGAAACGCCGTGTCGCGAAACAGGGACCGCAAGACGTGCTGCGGAACATCCATTAGTAGTTCGCAAGCATTTTCTCAACCCTCTCCAACCACAAGTATGTGGAGTGAAGTTCGTCGTCCCCAATTCTTGGACGAGGTGGTTGGACATCGAGAGACCAAGGCACGCTTGAACACATATTTAACCAGCAAACCGTATACCAATGTGATCTTGCTCCATGGACCCCCAGGAATCGGCAAGACCACCATGGCGTTGGCGTCCATTCGTTCCTCTGGGATGGAGCCGCTCGAGATCAATGCAACCCAGGCCATGCGGTCGCATGAGGATGTTGCCCGACTGGTGTCCAGCTACCGCCACACTCGCAGCATCACCTCCATGATTCGGGGCGACAACAAGGCGTCGTGTCTGGTGCTGGACGAAGTGGATGGCTCTGACTCCCATGCCCAGCGGAGGTTGGTGGAGTGGTTTCTGTCTCCTGAACGGACGCTCCCGATTCTAATGACCTGCAATGAAGTGCCGCGAATTTTCAAGGCGTGTACTCGCATTGAAAGCCTGCGTTGTTTTCCTCCGTCCATCTCCGACTTGACACCCCTGTTTCCCAAGCATGACCTCCAAGCCATGTCCAAGACCTGTCAATACGATGTGCGCCGCATGCTTCACTCTCTGCAGTATGGAGTGTCGGAAGCATTGCCTCCGCCCTGCCCCGTCTTCAAACAAAGTCCTGAGGTAAATGAGATTCTTCGACAGCGAACGTGGTTTTCCACAGATCCCATAGCTCTTGCGATAGCTTCGACCGCGAGCGCCACGCCTGTTTCCCGTTGATGTTATTGACAACCTTAGCCAAATACTTGTCTGGATGCCAAAAGATATCGCTTTTGCTCACCGTGTTCCACTTGTGCCCCATGACCACGATGGTATCCTCTGCAGGAAGCTGAATGAGCTTGGCCTTCCACCCACGCGTAAAGGACGATTCCTCCCCAAAGGTTCGAATGGGATCGAATCGGTGAGCCGCCGCGTAGCTTCGTCGAATCGTGTACGTGGCTGCGGTTCCATGGGTGTCTCCGTAGGGTCCCACGGTCATGAGACAGTTCTCTTGGGTAAGCAGAATGTACATCATGGACGCACCTGCAATCTCTGCCTTTGGGTTGTCCTTCAGTGCGTCCACGCTGACTCGGAGTCTCTGCGGCGGGTAGTAATCGTCATCGTCCCAAAAGACAATGAACTCTGCGCCCAGTTCCAGCGCCATATCGAGCATGTGATTCCGCATCCACGCAACCGTCTTGGTTCCTTCAACTCGCTTCACTGTCAGGGCGGCACTTGTCGTCCACCCCTTTTCGGGAGTGTCAGAGTTGTCGAGAACAATCCAATGGTCGGGTTGGAGGGTCTGTGATCTCATGCAGCTCTCGGAGAAGGACTGAGTCCAGCCTCGGTTGCGGGTGGGGGTGCACGCGACAATCATTCCTCTTCCTCGTTGGTGTCGCGTATATCGTTTCGGCACACGGGGCACCGTACGCTGGTTCCAAACCACTGGGTGATACAGGCATGGTGGAAATAGTGGCGGCAGTGCACGAGGCGGGTGGACACGGCCATGGTGTCCTGACAGATGGCACACAGCTCCCCTGCGGGGGGCGTGACATTCAACTCGACGGCCGCCGAGATCTGAACGGCCGTGGGGACAACTGCCACTGGATCATGGAAGGTGCGCAGGAGATCTTGGGTGAGGTCAATCGTGAAGTTCGCACGAGGAACCATCTGGCGCGAGGTCAGTATGTGTCGTGCAGCAGTGCGAAGGATATCCAGCATCACCATTGTCTGTCGGTGGCGGTTCGCCATGACGCGGTTCCGAGCAGGCTCGGGCAGGTTAATGGCAAGGCGGGTAAATTGTGTCTCGCTCTCAATGATGTCTCTCAGGACTGGAACAACGTGGGGCAGCATTGTTGTCTAAACCGAACAACCCTTAAGCCGCATGCAATAGAAGACATATTCAGGTTCGTAAGGGTCGGGGTCCTTGAGCTCAAGTGGCAAGTCAGCTCGTCTGAATTTACGGCACGCGACCAAACGTTTGAACTGGACGGTCCGAAACAGGCGTAGGAGTACGCGGTCTCGTTGGGACCATTTGAAAAGGGGTCGATGTGTATTTGCTCTTACTAAGGTGTCGTATCCGTCCTCGTATTCAACGCATACGATGACTGGCCGCGGCGTGGCCTCCATTACTTCCTAAGAGGGATTGTGTCTAAAGGCGGCGCCGTGTGCGCCGACCTGCAGAGGCTACCGTTGCCGTTTGCGGCATGGCGGCGGGGACAGGATTCATGGCCACCTCCTGCTTGACCTTGGGGGCCTTCGGGGCAGCGGGCGCCTTCGGGGGCTTAGCGACCTTCGGGGCCTTCGCGGTCTTGGACGCCGCCTTCATCTGCTTCATATGATTCTTGAATGTCTCCTTGGATTTCGTGAGTTCAGCCTTCAGTGACGTGATTTGAGCACGGAGCTTGTCGGTGGACTCAACCTTGGCACTCGCTGCCTTGCAGAACGCATCAACTTTTTGACGCAGCGTGGGCATTTACTTCTTGGCGAAGAAAGACTCTAGGGTTGACTGTCCACTCTTGTGTAGAACCATCTTCCTCAGGTCAGGAGACTCCAGAAACAGCAACCCCTCCAGCTGCCGCTCCTTCTTGGCCAAGACCGACAATGTGGCCTCCTCCTCGTCCTTCAGCTTTTCCATGAACTGTGCGTGCATCTCGCGGTAGCTTACCGCACTGGGAGCCTTATATCCCTCCAACTGCTCAATGCACAGCGCGAAGAGCTGGGCGACGGGGTTCTGGATTTGGTTGGTCACGTAGAAGGTCGTGTCCACCGATAGCTTCTTGGCGCGAACATAGTCAATGTGCTCAATCTTGTCGCCCTGCTTGGCACCCTTCTTGGCTCCCTCCACATACACATACTGCACACGGTCGCCCACCTTGGGAGCCGTGCCTGGGTCGCGGTCAGCCATGCGGTCAGCCAGCACGCGGTGTGCAATCTGTTCTGGGTTCTTGTAGTCGTCCCGCAGCGACTTGGAGAGCACGAACTTCTCTAGCGGCACCTTGTTGTCCAAGATGTCCTTCAGCTTCTGCTTGACGAACGCAGCTGCTTTGCGGACGTCCTTCTCTTGCAGCAGTGTGTCCAGCGCACCACCGAACACGTCCTTCACGATGGGCGCATTGTCGCGGCGCTTCAGCACGATGCCCATGGACATGCGCTTGGCCTTGGCGGGGTTCGGGTCCTCTTCGTACTTCATGCCGACGTAGCGCTTGCGACAGAACAGAATGAATGGATAGAAGGTTTTCTCGTACGCGATTTTGTACGGGCGACGACACTGATCGGTGATGCTCGTCCCCGCCGCGACTCCAAGGCGGATGGATTCTGCCAAGTCAGTGGTTGGGAACTTGATGAAGATAGAGTCTGTGTCCCCATAGATGACCTCTCCGTTGAATTCGGACTCCACGATGTGTTTGGCCTTGTACAGAGCAGTTCGTCCTGCGGCGGTGGTGCAGGCAGCGACACACAGTTTGCGGATGGGAGACGTACGACTACCAGTCTGCCCATACACGCTGTTGGCGACGACCTTGTAAGCAAGCTGAAGACCATTATAGACAGAGCGAGCAGCATCATCGTATTTGGGATCCTCCATCATTTGTTTGTACTCCTTCCGTTTTGCCAGTAGAATCTCCAGTGTCTTGGGCAGAACGCCCGTTAACATGGGCTGGTCTGCCTTGGGTTGAACAAACGTGCACACCACCTTGCCCGTCACCACACCCTCGTCGTCCTTGAGCTCGTAGCTCACCTCGTCTAGTTTGTACTTCTCCTCTAGGTCCCGCACCGTTTCCATGGAGAGTCCAAAGTGTCCGAGCTTCCGTCCCTCCGCATCAAAGTGTCGCTCGCAGACCAGCGTGTCGGGCGACAAGTTGTAGGCAATCATGTTCGTGGGATAGAGCGAGTTGAAGTCGAGAACCGACACGGGCTGGTCAAGGTACATGCCAATCTTGGGGCTGATGACGACTGCGCCCTCGTATGTGTGGTCGCCGTGCACGGTCTCCAGCGTCCGCAGGACTTGGTCGCGCTGAGCCGCATAGTAGACGACAGCCGAGAAGATCTTGATTCCCTGCCCTCGCGTCAGCACATACTGCATCGGGACCTTGCACACATCGGCCATTCCGCGGGTATTGACCAAGGTGTCCAGCTTGGACATGAGCGTCAGCACCAGATCGCAGTCCTGAATGCAGTACTTCGCGATGCGCGCTCGTCCGTCGGGTCCGCCCTCGCGATGGAGGCGGAACAGCTCGTGGGGCTCTACGTCGTCCTTCGTGAACGTCCACTCCAGATGAGATCGGTCCTTGTCACTGAGTTCAGTAAACAGGGAGTGTCCTCCATCGAGGGTGAAGGTCTTTGCATCAAGCCCTGTAACCAAGAACTTTTCGCCTTCTCGGTAGGGGTCTGTCGTGTTTCCGACCAGATCAAAGCGGACGTAATTGCCAACGCGTAGACCCCGAGTACTCTTTGTGGTAATGACATTGTTCTTACAGGACACAACCTTGTCCCGCAGAAACACGCTGGCCACATTGTCGAGTTTGAAGGAATCCAACGAGTGCTCGCGGCGCATGTTCAGCAGGAGGTCCACCGAGAGCCGACCGCGCAGGCACAGGATGCGGAGATCATACTTGCCCGACGCCAGCTCGAACTTCTTGGTCTCTGCGAACTTGGTCACCCAGCTCTCACCACGCTTACTTTTGGCTGCAGGTCCGCGGGAGAGATTGATCTCGTCAAGCAGCCCCAGCTGTTTGCACCGCTCCTCCACATATCCGTCATCGAAACCAAACGTATTGTATCCGCAGATAATGTCGGGGTTCTCGTCGAGCACGCAGTTGAGGAATGCGCGCAGGACATCGGACTCTGTATGGCAACCGACAAACACCACACTCGGGTCGTCGGATGGAGTCACCTTGCCCAGAACGAACACATATTTGCTTGTCGGCGTCATCAGGTCGTCCGACATACGGAAGGACACGCCAATCTGAATGATGGGGTCCTTGGTCGCCACGGGAAACTGCTGGCCCACCAACGGACAGACCTCCAAATCGTAAGACGCCACCTTCAGCGGAATGTGGGCTGTTGCGGGGGACACGGCTGTGTAATTGCAGGTGTACATCACATCCACGGCCATATCCTCTGGCGACGCTGTTTCAGTCCCCTCAAACTGGAAGGGAGAGCCAGGACCCAGGTGGCGCTCGTGAATGAGGCGGAGAAACGGGGGCAAGTCCGACTCATACAAGACCCGATCCGCCATGGAGCGTTTCTTCTCGTGGAACTCATTCAGTGTCGCACACGAGACCTTCCACATACTTGTCTTGGTCAAGTCATTGAAGCCAGCAAAGACATCGTACTTCTTCACTTGGACGGAACGACCTGGGTCCGCACCTCCGCAGTAGAAATACGGACTGAAGCCGGTGATGCGGACACATGCCACCCGATCGTCTTGAGTGCGGCCGTAGACATCCACCACATACTCTTGGACCCGCGTCTTGCCCACCTTGAAGGAAACATCGTGCTCGTGCCAGTCACAGGGTTGGAGAAGAACCATTGAGGGTCTGTTGCCTTTAGTTTTACTGTCCGTTTTGTGTGAAACTTTCTGGGTTTGATGATAAGCATGTCGTCGAACCCCATCGACTTTTTCTACGCTCTGACACGAGGCAAGAACGACACTGCGCGTGCCGATGCGGATGCGGTGGCCAATCAGTCGTCCATGAGCCGCAGCCAGACCACAAACGACGGTGGTTGCTCCGAGACTCTCAATCCCGCACTGGCCATGGCCGACCAGCCTGGCATGATCCCCACCAGCGGGTTCTTTATGCCTGGTAACGGCTGCAAGGTGGACACCAACTCCGAGCTCCGCTGGGGAGACCCCGATGCTTGGCGCGTCAAGGGGCCAAAGCAGTTGTGGGCGCGTCCATTTGCCACGACCCCCAACATGGGCGGGGGCTCGCCTGCGGAGGTCGATACTGAATCTGGATTGATTCACTCGATGCTCCAGCGCTCGACCAAGGACAATTCCACTATCATGGACAAGGCCATTCCCAACTACTACCAGCCCCTGATTCCTGTCAAGCAGCAGGAGTACTCGAACCCCGACAACTGGGTTCAAGACAAGTGGGCTCGCGGCGGAGACCCTACACGCTTAATCCAAGCAAAACGTGTGGATACAACAACATAATGAGAGTGCTTTTCTTTGCCACACGAATGCCCGACTTGTGTGGTGCGTTCCTCCACGATATCGACTTGGCCATCGAACTTCAGAAACGCGGCCATCTGGTTGCGTTTATGACGACCGAGAAACCCAAGGAAGGGTGGAACGGTGGCACATACCGTGGCTTTCGTTTCATGCACTACACGGCAGGTACCGAGCTGTTGGACGCGAGTCAAGTGTGGATCTGCCCTCATGCGCCTGCGCTGCCCGCGGTGCGCAAGATCAATAGTCGTGGACTCGACCGCCCCATGATCGCAACGTGCCACTTTGATGGCCGTTACAACGCTGTCAAGGACAATATCACTGGTGGGTGGAAGGAGATGCTGTTCTTCATCAACCATAACATGGAGGTCAATTTCCGTGCGAACATTGTCCCATGGCCATCCACAATTGTGCGCACAGAGGTCATTCGTCCCATCATGCACGAGGACAAGATCAAGATGGACCCGTACCCGTCGGGCAACATGATCACCCTGGTGAATGCGAATGTCAACAAGGGCGTTCACCAGTTCATTGAACTGGCCAAGCGGCTACCTGACCGCAAGTTCCTTGGCGTCGTTCCCTACTATGGGGAGCTGTGGGTGCCGCCTGCGCCCTCCAACATTGAGTGGATCAAGTTTGACGATGATGTGCGCAACATCCTCAAACGAACCCGCATTCTGTTGCTGCCGAGCAACTACGAGAGCTTTGGTCGTATTGCGGTGGAGGCCATGTACAACCGCATTCCCGTCATCTACTCCAAATCAAATCCGAATGCACCCCCGCCTGGGACCACCGAGGGCGTCGAGGCGTGGATCATTCCTGCAGGAATTCCGTGCGAGCGAGATCGTCCCGAGCAGTGGGTGGCCGCGATTGTGTCCCTTGATGATCCAGAGAACTACGCAACGCGTCAGGAGATGTCGAAGGCCTGTGTGGATGCCATGGATCTGTTCACGGAGGCCCCTCGGATTGCGGACAAGGTGGAAGCGTTTGTGCGGGAGAATCCAGTTGTAGTGCGCTCGGCTGAGTCGCGGTTTCAGTCAGCGGCATTGGTTCAGCAGGGACAGCCCCCTCAACCTCCTGCGGGCTCTGCTCTAGGATTTTCCGGTGGGCGCCTGAAAATACGGCGGTAAGCTTATCCATGATGTCACGACCCTGGGCACACATTGCCTTCTGTTCCTCACTCTGTCCCGTATCCGCCTTGGGAACAGCTGGAATGTGCTTGTCTCCCGCCACAACAGGCTTCTTGAAGAGAAGGTCCATCGCCTTGATGATGTCTCCGCCGTAGATGGTCAGTGCACCCACCGCCTCGTCGCGCGTGCAATTGGTTAAGGACATTACGGTGTCAATTGAAGCGTCCATTACTTTTCTTGGAGAAAGTGTAATACCTGAAGATGCGTTTTGTCGAAGACCTGTGTCCACCTGCTCTGCTGTACCTCATCTTCTTGGTCGTCCAGCTGGGACTGGACATTGGACTCGGATTGTGGGTCACCTTTGCGGTCAAGCTGGTCGTGGGTGTGTTTTTCGTCTATCTGCTGAACACCTTCTGCGGCATCGGGCTCACAGCTGTCTCGTGGTTCGTGGTGGCAGCGCCCTTTCTGATCACAGCTCTTGCGACAGCCATGTCTATGCAGATGAACCTTGACCAGGTGATTCTGGTCCAGACAGCTACGAAGGAGAGCTTCGTCAGTGGAGAGGGTAGTGAAGTCTCTATCGACGAGCACCCCGCCAACACGAGCGCCCCAGCGGCAGCCATAAAAACGGATTCGAAGTGGAAAAGGTTTGATGACACTACTCGTTGAAAATGTTCACCTCCTGCTTCTGCCTTCGTCTCCGTCGCTCCATCGCTGCCTTCTTCGCGCCCTTCGAGGCAACCACCCGCAAGTATCTTCTCTCCGAGTGCGACGAGTATGACGAGACCATGGACCGTGTTCCCGAGGACTCGATTTACGTCGAGGAGTGGGAGCGCGATGGCGAGTTTCGTCGGCGCCTAATCTACGAGTGCGAGGAGATTACGCCATACACGGGCAATCCGTTCAAGGCGTACAGGAAGCCGTGGATCTGGATTGGTGACGTGACGACAGACGTTGACCTGACGGATGCGGTGGGTCGCTACCTCATGCCTGGAAACACGATTGCGCTCGACCTCCTGTTCCGTTTCATTCGCTGCACGAGCGAGACACGACTCATGTTCGTGGACCCGCGCACAATGGAGCTTGTGAAGTTTCCCGCGGAGGGAGTAAGGATTGAGGCGAATGACGCCTAAGACCGCATTCCAAACTGCTGAACGATACATAACCCTGTCCGCTTCATGGGATACAGCCGAGACGTATCCCAAGATCAAGCATATCAACGAGATGATTCTCATGCCGTTGATAGCCGCTATCATGTCAGATCCACTCTTCTTTTTCTCTTCGTTTATGACGGCGTGGGGGGCGTGGGTAGAGTATGCGGAGTTTGTGGAGTTGAGTTTTGTCATGCAGAGGATGCAGCTAGAGGCCGTGCGTCGCGGTGGACCCTTCATTGTCACCAACGACCCGACCTATATGCCGTATGTGTGGGCCGATGCCGTTACGCGGGAACGAGTCCGCCCGAGCCGCTCGAGATGAACTCGGTCGATCCAGGTCCGTAGCCAGGGAGGGTCTGAACATTGTTGTCGACGGGGTTAGCACGGGAGAACTGGCTGGCCAATCCGCGGTCGGCATTGCCTTCACCCCCCTGGTAGGACTGGTACGCGGTACCCGTGATTGAACCGCCTCCCTTCAGTGGGATGCGAGCCTTGCGGGCGCGGGCCGTGATGGCCCGACGGGATCCCGACACCTTCAGGCCCTTCGCCTTGAGAAGACGCTTAATCGCCGCGACGGACTTTTTTTTTACGACCTTCTTGGTCTTACGGCGACGACGACCGCCCGCGGCCGCGTAGCTACCCGAGGAAAACGGCTGCGGATTGCCTTGGTCGGTGGCTGACGGGTAGCCGACGCCTCCACTGATATTGCCCCTCTCGACCAAGAGGGTTCCGACGATGTTCTGGTCTCCAGCACCCAGAGGCGTGGCAACCACCGTGCCACCACGCATGGTACGGCGGCGGCGCCCCCCTTCGCTTCGTTTCGAGTAACGACGATGAGCCATTTACTCTTCGTCGGGAATATGTTCTGGAAGGAGGGGAGGTTGTTCAGTAAAGACACCCGTAGACCCTGGCATATCGTCGTAGCATTCGTATCCCCGAAGTAACGCATTCGCAGGAGCATTGCCAATCGTGGTGATCGCCGTCAGGTCGGGCTGATGGAACTCAGTCAATAGGGATGCGAGGACTTCCTGTCTCTTTCCAAACGACAGACGGTTGTGGACTGGCTCTCCGTTCACAGTCCAGAGATCACATGCAACAATCTGCTTGGGGCCCAAACGGACTCCGCGCAGAATGGTATCAAAACAGAGGCGATCGTCCATGACGATGGGAAGCTGCTCTTCGGTCTTACCATCCGTCCACACCACCCTCGAGGTTCCCTCGGCATCGTGGGCCATCAACACCCAGCCTGGAATCCCATTATACTGGGGGACGACCTTGCAAGTCGTCGAGGCTGGTTGACCCTTCTTGACTAGCGGGTGCCATGGGTAGAGTGATCGCATCCGCTGAAGCATTGTCCTTCTTTACAGGTTGCGTGTAATACTCAGGAAGCGGGATTTCTGGGGGGGACGCGGGCTTTGTGGGAGCCGCGGGAGGCGCAGGGGGCGCCAGAGGAACCGCCAGAGGAGCCGCCAAAGGAGGTATGACCATCGGCATCGGCATCACGGTCGGTGGATACATCCACCGCACGAGCAGAAAGATGGCGACGTGAAGCACGACAAAGACGCAGATGGACCCAAATGCAAGAGCGAGTGTTTCCCAAATCTCCATTGTGCTGAACTCACTTTTTCTCGGGCACAATTCTACGCACTTCCTCAAAGTAAAAGGCGGTGCCTGGATCCGTGCGCTCACACCAGCGTCGGGGTGTCACAGAATACTCCGTGTACGTCACGGCCTCGACGTGGTACACACGCGACAGAGCACCGATGGGGTGGGGACGCTCAAACAAGATCAAGTGTCCATTGTCGCCCTTCTGCAGGAGTTGGAACATTTGGGTGTGCGTATTGATGCGACCAAGTCCAGTGTAAAAGTAGTGTGTCTCGATTGTCTTGCCTACGGCGTTAGCCCATGGCGGAGGAGACTCAGTGCACTGGACCTCCATTCCTTACTGTATTCTTACGCACGATTCGCTCTAGGTCAGTCGGCGACTGGATTACAAGGTTCATCTTGGCCACTGCCGCTGTAAGGGAATCCTCGATCACGGCCCACTGCACGGGGTCATTGAGGAACTTGGTGGTCCTCGTGGGGTGGTTGGGAAAGCGCTCAATCAGCTCTGCCTCGACGGCACCCGACATCTTCATGTATGTCCGCAGCTGGATCTCATCGTAGATGGGAACCTCGGGGAAGAAGCGTGTGCGGTCCTTGCTGTCGACAATCCGATTGTGAGCCGCGACCCAACCGTCCGTGCGACCTGCCAGCTTGAAGGTGGAGAACTCCATCTTCATGTTCTTGGTGTTCCGCTCGACCACCTGCACATTGTTATCTGTCTCATAGGTGTTCAGGATCTTGTCCTCGTTGTTGAGCCCACGCTTCTTGGACACCTCGCCACGAGCCTCGGAAACCAGGCGGTTCAAGACGGGCTCTCCGAGGTGAGCATACCGCATGTTCAGCACCATGCGAGAGTGCACCTCCACGTCCTCGAGAGCAGCGGCGACATTGCCCGACTTGGCGGCATCCAGTGCCGAGTAGATGACGCTGCGGAGGTTCCCATCCGTAAACACATCGTTCTTCAGAGACTCAAAGGAGCGGAGACCCAACTCGGCCTCGAGTGCCCTGATCTTGGGCTCAACCTCCTTGTCCTTGCAGAAGAGCTCGTAGGTAACCTCGTCGATATCCTGGTAACGATGAAGACCGCAGACGCCAGCAACCTTGGTGGCAGAGATAGAGGGACGGAACATTCTAGCAATGAGTTGTGTTGGGCTGAGCGGGTGCATTCCGTTTTTGGATGGGCCGAGGAGTTCACGACGAGAAGGACTGCTGCATCCGCTGAATAGCGTCGATCCATCGAGGCATACCCTCGAGCATCGTCGAAATGGCTTGGGTGTTCCCTGACACAGGCGTGGTGTCCAAGTTGGACTCGCACACAATCACAATCGCCGCCAGCAACAATGCCCGTTTGGACTTGTCGGAGGGCGACCACCGCAGGCAATGCATCTTATACAGAATCTCGATATAGGGGCGCGCCTGCAGACTCGCTTGTTTGCGAACCGCCTCCCAGAAGATCCACACGGGGTGAGTGCCGTGCTCCATGGACACGAACTCGTCGGAACGGTTGGCGAAGGGCAACACCATCTTGCTAGCCTTCTTGTGCTCTCGGCAAAAGGTCAAGACCCACGACATCCAATACAGAGATCGCGTCAAGTCACGCACGTCAGCGCGGATGCAGTAGCAGAACTCGTTGAGTGGAACCATCACGGGCATGGGGTCGGCGGCGCGCAGGACCAGTTTTCCGTACATGGACGACGGGGCACGGACGCTCTCCTGAATGGTCACAGGGTCAAAATCGTGCACGGGCTTGAGGGTCGGCAGGGTCGGCAGTTTGTTCTTGCGGCACCCTGACATGGCGGCTGCGACTTCACAGACCATACGACGGACATCCAGATTGTTGCGAATGGTCGTCATGGATGCAATGGGGTAGGTCCCTTCGATTGGCATGTACTCCTCATATGCCTTGGCCAAGTACGTAAAAACAGCAGGGTTGGCGCGATTGACATGAAGAGCCGCTGCCTCGAAGAAGGCGTCCCACAAGGAATGCACCAATCCCGAACACAGCATCTCGAGCGTCCAGTAGCACGCGTAATCCGCGTGTCCCAACTGGATGTTCTGTAGAAGGACCTTGCGAACGTGGGCCCTCGGATGACCACAGAAGGTCTTTTTTTGGAAGTCAATTACACTACGAGAGTCGTTGATCTCCATTACTAGTGGTATCCGATTTGGGTAGCAGGAGGATGAACGTAATAGGTACGACGCACCAAGGCGTAGATTGCATAGAGCAGAACCAGAACAAGCATCACATTCAAGAAGATTTCAAACCACGGCCACCACGAAGGCGTCGGACTCTTTCGATTGGTGATATTGATCTTGTTCTGCAGATCCTTGAGGTGAGTGTCGAACTGGTCAACTGAATAGTGGAGATCCTTCGACACGCCCATGTACTTGCCCGCCGCCGTCGCCATAACTTCTGACATCTTCTGAATCTGGTTTTTCTGAGTCTGGACAGCATTGAACGACAGGGTGTATTTGTCCACTGCAGCCTGTGCCTTCTCGGTGGCAGCAGCTGTATCGGCTTGTAACTTGGCGGCCGCCTCGGCTGCCTTGACGGCGGGATCTGGGCTGCACGTTCCGATGTTGTAGTTTGTTCCCTGGAACGGACCACTTGTTCCTCCACTCTTGATATAGCCAGTAGGACAACTGGGTTCGTCTACCCACCCACCCGTTTTCGGGTCGCTACATTTGCCGAGCATGGACTCGAAATACCCCCCATTCGTGCACGTAGGTTCTGGCATGATCTCTACAGGTGCAGCGGATCCTACGAGAATTTGCTTTTGTTCAGCAGACAAAGCTTGACCCATTATATCTTCGAAAGATAGATTGCTGACCCAATACCCGTAGCAAGAATCAAGAAACTCACCATCGGAGCCGCCCAGACGGGCAAGAGCCAGTAGGCCAGAATACAGAACAACACCGTTAAGAGCGCGACTTGGATCACGTAGAGGTGCATGGACTGCACCTTAAGGATCTTCTGGCGTTCCTTAGATGCGCGTGAGTCAACTGACCCTGCAGTTGGTTGACGAGGAGTTGGTGTATTGTCAAGAAACTCATCATAGTCGCTCGATGCCTGCGACAGCAAGCGAGATGACTGGTGGACTTTTGCCACGCTATCCATTATCCTCTGTTAGGAAGAAAAGACCGAATTGCACCATAGATGGGTGCAATCAGGCGAGCGTCACGGCTCGCACCCATGTCCCGCCATCCGAGGGCATTGGGTACTGGGGACACGCCCTTGTTGATGTACGGCGCAATCGTGGCAGCCATACGAATGTAGCGAGTGTGTTCGGACGCATCGGTCGTCAGGGGCGTGTGAACCTTCTTGCCTGGTCCACCAAGCTCGAGGAAGGAGCGAACGGGCATTTTGTTTACTAGCCAAGAGATAATGCTCGAGTGGCTCGTCCTTCTCGCGGGAACCCTGTTGTTTATTATCAATCTCAGTGGACGCGAGGAATTGACGAATCCAACCCCGTCTGGGCAGGCGGGTGCGACAATTGTCTTGTCGAAGGATGTGACGGAGCAGTTGGCGAACTATAAAACCCTGCTGACGGCGTCCACGCTCAATCCAAATGACGCGGCGGCTGGACAAGCCACGGCATCAGCCAAGACGAAACTGGACTCCATGCTCGTGGAAGACCAGCAGGGAGTGGGCGCTTTGCAGCAGTATATCCGAACTCAGTTAACACAGAATTCGGGTCTGGGCAACGATGTCACCAAACTGCGCGAACGGGTCTCATCGTATTCAACTACTCTTCCCACTCTGAAGGACACCTTGAACAAGTCTGAAGTCAATACCGCAGATCGTGTGCAGGATACATCGATTCTGATCGCCAAGAGCGTAGCCATTTGCGTGATTGGTCTGTTTGCCGTGTTTGTGGGCGGCGTGTACTAGTGCTTGATCAGAAGAGTGACCAACAGAGCAGCACAGGAGACAGCAAAGAGGCCGCCGAAAAAGTAAAAAGGACCTTCGAACTTTTCCTCTTCGCGCGCACGGATCGCCTGCAGGGTCTTGAGCTGGTCGTTGCTTGTAGACAGTGTGTTATACTCGGCCTGCAGGGTGTGGAGCCGATCGAGGAACTGGCGGTGCTTAGTGTCCAGGTCGGTGATCGCAGTCTGAGTCGTAACAGAGACCATCTCCTCGGCAAGGCGGACCATCTCCTGCTTGGCCTTCACAGCAGCAGCCGCGGCTGTGGCATCGGCGGATGCCAGAGCTGCAGTCACCTTGGCATCGTACTCCTTGTTCGCGGCTTGATACTTGGTCTCCAGATCCGCCAATTGTCCAGCGGCTACGGGTGCACTCATTGTCTTCAAACAACATTTGCGTCCATCACGCAGTAGCGCCACACCTTGGACTGCCCCGCAGTGTCGCTGTGACGAATGACCTCAATGACATCTCCTGGGACGGCGCCAAGAATGCGCGCCTGGATGTCCTGTGAATCAATCGAGAGCAGCTGCACCTCGGGCTTGGTGATGTTCTTTGTCTTGAGAAGTTCCGTGATCTCGTCGGGCTTCATGATCCGATGCGGCATGGACCATCGAGACTGCGTAATGTCGTACTGCAGCTCGGGAAGGTAGAAGAACTGAATGCGCTCCTTCGCTGCGGACTTCATCTGCAAGAGTGCGTTATCCGATGGCTTCGATCGAGATACAATGGTCATGCCGTTGGTATACCCATGTTCAGCGGCAAACTTGCGGTAGTTGCCAATGTCGGGAATGGAGGTGGTTTGCTTTTGATTGAAGATCACCAATACCTTGCCAATCGTGTAGAGATTCACCTTCTCAAGATCCTCTGTGGTCACGCGAATTGTCTCCGTTGGAAGTCCACGACGGGAGAGGAAGAGTCGAAGGGTGTCCAGTGCTGTCTCTTCGGAGGGCGCCATACTTGTTGTTGAGCAAGAGACGAAACAATCCCTTTTTTTCGGGGTCTCTAAACAATGACTGAATTCCTTGTGCTTCTCGTGGCCTTGCTGGCCGTCTGCCTTGCGTGGTACGCCTTCTTCTCTCCCGAGGCTAAGCGTCCCGCCCCCGCGTTCCAAGACATGCGCGGTATCGTTCGCACAGATGTGACGATGGACTCGAGCCACGAACAGCGCACCAACCACATGGCGCGTCCCAAGGTGACGACCCCACCCCTGGAGGGAATCCAGACTCCGTTTCAGGTGAATGCACACCAGTCGTATATTAACGTCCAGGGTGGCCCGCCCCTTGGCCGTCTACAGGAGAAGACATGGTAATGTCCAATGGCTCACAAGCAGAAAATACCCGCTGCGCTCCGAGAACAGGTGTGGATATACCGATGTGGCCACGTCTTCTCGAAACCCTGCACGATCGTATGGTGTCAGAACCGCATGAGTGTGTTTGACTTTGAATGTGGACATGATGTGCCCGAGAGCAAGGGTGGCAAGACGACTCTTGACAACCTGTATCCCTTGTGTAGGCGATGTAACGGAAGTATGGGCAATCGTTTCACGATTAGGGAGTGGAATGCCAAGTTCGCCGACCGCAGGCCTTGGTACTCAAAGATCTATCGTTATTGTTGTTGAGGGTGGTGGCACGGGCTTGGTTCCGTTGGTGCGGTGCTCAACCACCTCGTCCCAGAAAGCCTTCATCTCAGGAAGGTGCTTGGGCAGCCACTGGGGATCCCTGGGCACAAAGTCCTTCTTCACAGACTGCAGAATCCAGTGGACCTTCTGATGCTCCTGCTCCCACGTTGCGTCCTTCGTATAACTCACCGTGTCATCCTCGAAGATCACAAAGATACCTTTGCGACCTTGGAAGTCCAACCACTCGGCATAGAACACTTGCTTGAACCGAAACTCCACATACTCACACTCGTCAATGCCTGTGCACTCCATCTGCATCTGCATCTGGTGAATGTATGCAGACGGCACGCCATCCTTGGCCACACGGGAGAATGGGCACTTGAACTCCACTAGGCGCCCGAAGCGCGTGTCCCGACGTCCCTTCGGAAAGATGATGCCGTCAGGGGATGCACCCATGAAGGCGTGGATTGGGTGCTGGACACAGGAGACGTCCGTGATGGAACACTCTGTCTCGGTCTCGTAGATCTGCTTGGCTACTGGCTCGAAGCGCGTTCCCCAGATCAGCGGTGCACACGGAGGACCCGTAGTTGGCGCAGGAGGCTCGAGTTTACGGAGCATGACACCGCGTCGCGTCTCGCCACCCGTAAAGATGGCCCCCAGTTCGGAGGCCGTGATCATCTGACCACGCTTGCTGTGCCATGCAGCCGTTCGCTGATCATTCTGTCCGTAGATGCGGATGACCCGCTTGACATTACGATCCCGTGTCCACCTGCGCCCAAGTTCGCCCTTCATGAGCTCATGTACACGACCCAGTACATGACGACGAAGCACGCGATGAGACAGAGGCACCAGACCTGCGCAGAAGTGTACGAACTGGCGGATCCGCGTTTGAAGATGGGTGAACGGCCCATCCCAGAGCCACTGTGTAAGGGCATCATCCATTACAGGGTTCCATGCGTTGAACTCCTAAACTCATTTTCACTGGTGGAACACAGATTGGGTATGACGGACGCTATCATTCAAAGCAAGGAGCAGTGGGTGCTACACCGCCTCGAGAACTTCTACGCCAATCCCACCACGTTTGCCCGCGTCCAATCCATCCTGCAGGGTGAGTCCAAACTGAGCCTGCGTCTGATCGACTGGTTCGTCACCAATTACTCCAAGAAGCAGAATGTGTCCTTCCTGACCCGCGATAACAAGCATGTGATCGTGTATCTGGTCTACAAGGCGCACCTCAAGGCGTACAACAAGAAGATGTTCGATCCCTTCTGCAGGTGGAAGCGAATCCAGTTTCGTGGGCTCGACACCACCGTGGGACAGCTCAACTTTTTCGAGTGGGCCGTTCAGGACGAGGTTCTCGATTATCTGGAGAGCCATTACGATGAGGTCCACACGGACATGGAGGCCTGTTCGCAGGTGGTGGCGAATACGGAGGAGGGCCGTCGCAAGCGCCACGAGCTGAGCCGTTCGGCTACCAAGTCGGTTCGCCGTCACGATGTGCGCGTTGTGGTCTCGTTTGATTAAGTGCCGCGGGCTAACAATGTTCTCTGCCATTGACCGCCGCGTGGTGTACCCAGTCTCCACCGATATTACCGAGCACGACATTGATGTGGTCTCCGACTTGTGGACCATGGATGGACGCGAAGTCTACCGCGGTCGTCGGGATCCTGTATATTCCCACGCCAATGTGTACTGGCTATATGATGAGGACTTAGACCGCGTGGGACTGGCCGAGCACGATCTGGTGGACCACGCAGATGTGCACTTGCGCTGGTACTACGAGAGCCCGTTCGCAACGCTCTTACAGGAAAAGGGGTGGGAGGTCGGGGACAGCTTGTGGTCCGTGCTTCCCGAGTCTGTGTATGAGCGCTTCATGTCCGAGGGATGGACGACACCCCGCAAGATCCTTGAGCAGTGTACGAAGGGGTCTGTCCGTGTATTCAGCCCCGACATGGTGTTGAAGCCTCCAAAGGTGTACACATGTGAAAAGTGTGCATGGGCTTCTCTTGAGCCACTCCATGCGGGTTGTGTTGGAACTCAGTTAGACCTGCCTAACCTGTCCAAGGTGTTTTTTGTTGATGATTCACTGACTCTTCAGATACCCCCGTCTGGCTCGAAGGTCTTTACATTGCTGCAGCCACCGCCGCGCGCTTCCGACCAGCCGCCTTTGCAGGAGCAGGTGTGACCGTGCCACCACCCGCACCACCCGTGTTTGCCCGATTCATCTGTGGAGGCGGGGCCTGCTCCTCCTCCTCAGGCTCGGCCACGGGCATCTGAACCGAGACCTCGTTCTCCTCATCAAGCTCCTCGCGGGCATTGTCCTCCTCAGGCTCCTTGATGTCCGCGAAGGCTGCCTTGGCAGACACGCGGGTCGGCGGGAAGATCTTGGCCAGCACGACACGCCATGTGACACCGAAGCCAGTGCCCGTGACGTAGATGCTCGGTGCAATGACCATGCGACCCTCCATGCGCTTGGCGAACACCTGGTCAATGTTCTCCAGCGTCACAGCAATCGACTCGCCATTCGGGTCCATCGCATCCAGGCTGACTGCGCCATCCCAGACCGAGATCTTCATGCGAAGGCTAGGTGGATACTTGCCGCTCGGCACCCACTCGCCATTCACCTTCTCCACGCTAGGATTCAGGATCGGCTTCATCGTCTCGCGGAGCACAGCCTCCGACTTGGACTTGCCGAACCACTTGCCGCTGTTCGTAATTGCATGCTGGATGATCTTCTCCTGAAGATCCAGCATGAAGTTGTAGAGGCCGCCAATCTCGCCCGCATCAGACGGAGCCCGCTGCTTGACGTAGGTATCACAGCCCTTGAGGGACGCAAGCAGACTGTAGCTGCTCTTGCCCTGGTCGTCCGTTCGGGTCACCACACCCGCGGGATAGAAGATGCGCGGGATGCGGACCTGGAAGTTCTGTCCATTGTAGCGAATCGGAACAGTCTTACCTCCAGCCTTGTTGGCACGGATATCGCCGATGGTGACGCGGGAGATGTCGAGAGTCTCAGAAGGAACGATAGCGGAGGCAGACATTTTATCAGGTTGTAAGATTGGTTGACCCACCAACCCCTGTTTCCGTTTTTACCGCACGAAACCAGTTTTCAAGAAACTCTACCCGTCAAGTAATGCCATTGTGCGCATCCGTGAAGAATGCCAAGTCAACGGATCGGTGTCCATCGCGAGCCTTGTTGGGACATACAGTGTGTGGTCGTCACCGCGGGGTGCGGACGCTTCGGTTATGGGTCGATGCCAACAAGAAGTCGGTGCCCTCGATCGTCCGTATCCAATCAGCGTTCCGCGCATGGAAGGTACGTACGTACTTGACGCTCTGTGGACCAGGTGTCTTGCGCAGGGCGGCCTGTATGAATGATGAAGACCTGTGTACAATGGTTGAGAAGGCCCGTCAATACCCACTCGACTACTTTGGGTTGGAAGAGGCGGGGAAGGTGTGGTGGTTCGACTTTTGCACGATTTGGGAGTGGGCGTCTCGATCGATTGCGCCCCTGAATCCGTATACGAATGTGGCCGTACCAGCGGCTGACCTGCATCGACTCAAGAAGCTGTGGATCCAGCGCCGCCGCAACCACTACCAGGTTCCAACCGAAACAGGGACATTGACCGCTGATCGCATTACCCGTCGGTGGACTATCTTGTGTCAGGTCTTCCGTTTCTACGGATTCGAGGACACACACCCCAACATGTTTGCAGATCTCACCAAAGACAACCTTGCCGTCATGTTCAGGCTCATACACCGAGATATTTCCGAGATGCCCCGTCCATCTCATCGAGCACTCGCCGTGTGTAGACGGGGAACGACCAATATCACTTCACTTTCTCCAGGAAGCTACATGATGACAAGTCTGAACGGGTTGCTGTTTATGCTGATGGACTCCAACGCCTATGACTTTGTGTTCCTTGCCTTGTCCGCCCTGTATCGCTGTTAGAAAACGGATTCAGTAGAGGGCGGGGCAAGACTCTTGTCGCCATGAACATCTTCTTCCTCTCCCTCGACCCCGCCGAAGCGGCTCGCCTTCACTGCGACAAACACGTTGTGAAGATGATTCTTGAATCCTGCCAACTCCTGTACTGCGCCCATTGGATGTGTGGGACCACCATGCCGTCAACTGCCTACAAGAAGACCCACCCCAACCACCCAACTGCAAAGTGGGTCCGCGAATCTCAGTCCAATTACCGCTGGCTCTGTCGTCTCGGGTTAGAGCTGTGCGAGGAGTACACGTTCCGATACAGCAAGCACCACAAGTGCGAGGAGCACCTCGTGTGGCTCTGCATGAACACCCCGCAAGGCCTGCCCGAAGCGTGGACGCCTCCCAAGCCAGCCATGCCCGACGAGTACAAGAACCCAGACCCCGTGGTTGCCTACAGGACGTACTACGTGTGCACCAAGCAGCGCATGTTGCAGTACACAAAGCGACCCTCCCCCGATTTCCTGACGCAAGCGATTTACATGACCGCCGTAGGGTAAGAGTATACCAACGCGTTCAAAATGTCTGCCTCTTCCTCTGTCGTTAAGGCAAACAAGATGCCTGCCAAGAAGTCCGATGCCAAGCCTGCCGTCGCCGTCGTCGCTGCACCCCCCGCCCCCGTCGCCGCCGCGGCCCCGAAGGCCCCCAAGGAGCCGAAGGCCAAGGCCGTGAAGGTCGAGAAGGCCCCCGCGTCCTCTGCCTCCGTCACGCTCCCGACGGTGGAGGCCCCGACTGTTCTGGCGGTCGCCGAGTCCTCGGAGAGCTCCGAGGTCCAGCTCGCCGCCCTCGGTGAGAAGCTCAAGGCCCTCGGTGCCGAGCTCCAGACCCGCCTCCGCGACGCCGTCAAGGGTGTTCAGGATGCCATCAAGGCGGCCAAGCGCGAGGCCCGCGACGGCAAGAAGAAGAAGCGCAAGGACCCGAAGGACATGACACCCGAGGAGCTCAAGACCTACGAGGCCCGTCGCGCGAACAATGCTTTTCTCGTTCAGCGCCCGCTGACGGATGAGCTCGCCGCGTTCATGGGCCTCAAGTCGGGCGAGAAGCGCTCGCAGACGGAGGTGACCAAGTTCATCTCGGGCTACGTCAAGCAGCACAACTGCTTTGACCCGAACTTCAAGCGCCGCATCCTCCCGAACGCCGCGCTCGGCAAGCTCCTGCGCGTTTCGGACAAGGATGAGGTGACGTACCTGAACCTCCAGTCGTTCCTGAAGGTGCACTTCATCAAGACGGCCCCGAAGGCGTGAAGAGGAGTCTTCACGACGACGTAGGTTCCTTCGGAACCTCTGACGACGTAAATCTCTTGCGTTAAAATAATGCACACCTGGGCAATCCTTCTGGCTCTGGCCATCATTGTCGGTTCGCACATCCACATGCTGATGAAGTCCAGCGACCCAAGCAAGAACACCCACGCATATGTCATGCTTGCCACGGCGGGTCTGATTGCGTATGGTGCGTTCACACGCTAGTGGTAATCAACTCGTGAGGCATCTCCATATACAGCACCGTGCTGAAGAAGGGTGACATCCGCTCATCCAATACTAAAGCCCGTTGCTTGTCGTTCTCCATCAGAGTCTTGATCATCCTGCGAAGGACGGCTGGCTTCTTGTCGGGCGATTCATTCACCTTAATACGACACGCGCCCGAGGTATACCCACACAAGGACGACGCATTACACGCGTCCTTTTGTTTGAACTGCCCGCATGGAGTGCGCACCTTGTTCACAAAGTCGCGGGGATTGGCCGTTGCGTCCCAGTAGGATTTCTTGGTCATCCATGTCTCCAGCCGCTTGTATAGGATGGCATCGCGCTTCAAGATGCTGTTGCGCAGAGGATTGAAGTCGGCGTTCTGGATATCCTTGGACAATGAGAACAGCAGGAAATCAAAGACCTCGGCGGCATAGGAGATTTCACGGAAGGTCTTGGCGTCCTCTTCGTTCGACTCTCCGCTGACCAACTGCTCTTCGTTGGTGGTGCGAATGGTGCCCACGACCTCCTTGGAGGGCACACCCTGCACGGGTTCACCAGGCTGGAAGGGCGCGCGGAATCCAGAGGCTAACAGGAACTCGGTGGGGCGGCCGTCCGCATCCGACAGGGTCTCGGCAATCTTGAATCCAGAATGCTGGGTTCCGTCGAGAAACCCGCGTAGATCTTCCTGTGTAGGCAGTTCATCTGTCTTGATGTCTGCGTATCCACTGCGGATCGGAACACCTGGCAGCGGCGATTGAGTAGCGGGTTGAATCGGAAGCACCACCACCTTGGGCACAAACACCGCCTGCACGCGCCCGAATGGATCATGAATCAACTGCGGCTTGGACTGCGCCTTGACGCGGAGTTCTGTCAAGGCCGACTGGAGATCAGGTGTGTTCGACGCGCAGGCTTGAGAGTGCAGCGTGTTCAGGGTGCTGACCGTATCCTTCTTGAAGGGTTCTTGCTGGATGTCCACCTTGTAGTCGAACTTCTCGCCCGCCTTGACGGCACGGCGCGTCACATGTCCCAGAATGTCTCCGTCAAGCAGGACGATGGTGCGGGACTGCGCGCTCAGTGAATCCGACCAGTATCCACACGACACCGTATTGGTCTTGGTGGACACGCGAATCACGCGGCACTTCAGGATGGAGGTGACATACTCCAGTTCGTCCATCGCGGGAAGAGAGCCTTTTTGGTAGGCGGCGGCGATACCTGATACGATGCGGTCTGATTGTGTCTCTCCTTCGCCGAGATCTGTCCATGTGCGAAAGAACGAACACAGGATCAATCGCTCCACTGCCTTGTCGGGGGCAGGGATCGGCGTGGTGTCCTTGAGAAAGATGGGAAGTGTCTTGGAGGGACGCCCGACACCGATGCGGAAGATATCCGAGTTGCCCGCATCAATGCGCTTCTTTGGAACGCTGGTGGAGTAGGCGGTCTTGATGTGCAGAGAACGGGACAGCTGCTCTGACAAGAACCCTAACCGCCTTTCGGGGAGGTTGGACGTGCCGAGAATATACGTGTCATCCTTGGTTTCGTCCTTTGCAATCACCTCCGTGGCCCGCTTCTCCTTGTAGCAGCACGGTTGTCCCTCCTTGTACGCGGGGAATACGTTGTCCTGATTCCGCTTGATCACGCTGAATTCGGGGGTGCGGTCAGCCTTTTTCGTAATCACCTTGCCTTTGCACACTGGACACGCATCATCGACCAACTGGTTGGCGCGAAGAGGAATCTCGTCGACCACGCACCAATACTGGGGACAGATGGCCACACCATCGGGTTCCTTCAACTCGAGCGTATCGAATGCCCGTGCCGAATACTCGGCTGGCAACTTGGCTTCATCTTCTGGTGTCAGGACCAGAACCTGTTTGGTCTTTTCGCAGTTGGTGGGGTAGGTGTCGTCGAAGATCTTGGGATTGAACTTGCGAAGGCGACGATTGAAGTAATTGTAGGTGGTTCCTTCTCCCGATTCCACTTTCAGTTTCTTGGTAGGCGGAGGCGGGGCAGCAGCTGGAGCAGCGGCGGCATTGGATCCCTCGGTGGGTGCAGCAGGTGCCTCCTCCTCCAGTCCAAGGAGCGCGGCCAGGTCGTCGTCGACTTCGAAGTTTCCTTCTTGGACCGTCAACACAGCCGCTGGAGCCGAGGCCGCTTCCACGACTTGGAGACGCCGAGGACACACTGCATTCACAGCCGCATCGTCAGAGGTCAAGACATGACGAAGCAAGCTAGCATACTGCAGGACTCGCTCCACATTGGTGACGGACGACACGATCACTTCCTTGCTGCGGTACTTGAATGTGGGGTATCCGCGCAGGACCCGTTCAATGTCGAACTCTTCGCCCAAGGCCAGAAACTTGCGGACTAGGGCATCGGCATCCGTCTGTGTCATGCCCAGTTCAGACACCAATGTATTCGCATCTGAATCGTCGGTCTCGTGGAGGAGCTGGTACGCCTTCAGTTCTTGCGGCGTCAAGTCGGCCGAGAGGTGCTCGGCTCGCATCAAACGGAAGGAATCGTCCTGTGTGGAAAAGACTGCTCTCAAACACGGAAATCGCAACATGTCAAAGTTCGCAATCTCCTTGGCATACGCAGCCAAGATGGAGAGGTCTTGCAATTCCCAACGCCCCAAGTCCAGATCCTGTGTCTCCACAAACGGCGTAACGGCATCCAATGTCTTGAACCACTTGACAAAGTCGTCCTTGATAGCATCCATCGTCTCCTTGGACTCCCTGGTCCGCCACGCCGTGAAGGTGATGTCCTTGTTCGTCAATGCGATGCGATCAAAGGAAGTGCGACTGGTTCCGCGATACAGCAGCAGAGTCGGCAACTTGCGCTGTGGCTGCGTGTTGGAGACCCACGATTTCCACAGAGTCATGTCCACATACGGCTCCTTGGTGGTCTCGTCCGTGACAAAGAACTTATGACGTGTCTTCTCTTGCTGGGACGTGAAGTAGCCCACATACGGGGTCTTTTTGCTCACGGTCAAGCCGTAGAACATTTCCTCGAAACGGGCCCGAGGCGCATTGAACTCCGTATCCACTAATGGCACGAACCACTTGGCACGGAGGATGGACACGTGGTTGGGCTGCGGCGCCTCCAATTCCATCAATGTCTTGAGCTGGTCGGTTGTGGTGCGTAACGAGGTGATTTCTGACTCCGACAAGCGCTGCGGTGTATCCGACTGGAGCAAAGGGAAGTACACACGCTGAACAATCTGCGAGGGATCGGCGGGCAAGGGCGTGACACGGAACTCCTGCACATCCTTCCCTTCGGGGTAAAAGGTCTCGAACAGGCTCTGTCCACTCAAGACGGGGATACGAGACGCGGGAACATCGATGTCCTTGGGGGGCAGGGGCAAGACCACGCAACGATCGTCGGCGATACCGAACTGCCGCCACTCCAGAAACGGAGCGCCAGGTGAGAACACAGATTCAAGAGAGGAGGGGCGCGTCATCCATTCTTCGCGGGTCGCGGGCGGCTCGACCAAGGCGATACCGCGTATCTGTTCAAGGTAGATCTTGAACAACTCCTTGTCGACGCGAGATCCGTTGAGGGACACGCGAAGGAACAGGGCCTCCCAGTGACGAGGGTCTGCATAGTAATCGGCAGACAGGGACACATGGGCCTCGACATACAGACGAGTGGGATACGAATTCACGGCAAGAGCGATGTGCTGTCGCACAATATCCAGGGTGTCGTCCTCAAAGAACGACACGGACCCCGCTCCTGCAATGGGAACTGTCTTCATTATGATTGAAGTAGGTTTTTACTCACATTGGTGTATCCGTAATCTTCATCCCGCAGTACGGTGTGGGACTCTGTGCATAGTTCACGGGCTTGTAGATCCCCAGACCAACTGCATCGTGCAGTGTCCGCTTGAAGTTGTTCCAGAACTCGGGCGTGTGACCAATGGTCTCCGTCATGAGATGGCTCATTTCGTGGAGAATCACGAACATGATAGTGTTCTCGTCGACCAACGGATAGTCGGGCGGGCGAGTCTTGTCGCGCAGACACACCACGATCTTCTGCCCCTTGTTCTCAGAGTAGGACGTGTCAGACGACTGCATGTCATTCTCGACAAACACATCGGAGTTGAAGTTGGCTAAGAATCGTCCGACGGGCGGATCGGCAGCCAGCGCAGGCTCGCTGTAGTACGTCTTCAGCTTCTCAAGATTCTCGTGAATCTTCACCATTAGTTTCAGAGCCTCCTCCTTGTGGGGGAGATTCTGCATCTCGTAGGTTTTTCCATCCGATCCCTTCATCGAGACGGTGTTGGTGGGTCCTGCATAGTACAGAGCCGCGGCCGCGGCGGCTACACCGACGGCGAGGATGGCAGCGTCAATCATTGTGTAGTGGTGGGAAGAGGTTTGAGACCCTACGCACACAGTCCGTCGAGGGCGCGCGACGCACGGAAGGGGTCAGGGTCGATGGTCGAGTTGAGGAAGGGGCCGACCTTGGCTTGCGAGTTGGGCACCTCGGAGCGGATATCGTAGGTCGGGTTCTTGTTGGTCTGTCCGACACCGATAATGGACACATTGGTGTGGTAGCTCGACTGCAGGAAGTTCTGGCCCTGCAGGTCGTTCACGCCCGTCGGGTTGACGGCGGCCCACGAAGCACCAATCTCGCCCTTGGGGAGCAGGTCGCCCGAGTCAAGAGTGCGCTGGGTGTAGGTCTGCTGTCCCGAGGGTGTGGCACCCTGCATGCCACTCACCTGGACGGCATTGCCACCGAGGCTGCCTGTCTCTGCCGCGGGGACATACGGGCCAGTCTCGGACAGCGGGCCCGCCGAGCCCTCACCACCCAGCTCCTGAGGAGAGAGGGTGGACATGCCATCAAGGACGGCACCCTTGCCGCTGGCATACGAAGTGAAAAGTCCATAGACGACCACGATTCCAACAAGGATGGCGCCCAGACGAAGGAGCTTTTGCTGCGAGAACTTCATCGTAGTTTATTATCACGCACAGACAAATTTCATGAGGAAGTTGCTTGACCCTCTAGTAAAAGATGTGTTGGAACAGTTCCAGTCGCCCGCAGTCCAGGAACCTCTGGAAGAGTTCGTGCTCCGACCCTTACTGCAACGCATCCTGAACCTTCTGTACCCCTACATCTTTGGGGTCATGCTACTCTGGATCATGATGTTCCTGTGTCTCGCGCTCATCCTCCTCGTGCTTCTTCGGGGTAGTGTCTTGGACTTCAGGAAACAGTAGCGACACAAGACGATCGCGGCGAAGGTTCCAGAATCCACGGATGTTGCGCGTCTTGGCCTCCTCGCGGAGCTCGTGGATCGTCATCTTCTGGATACGGTAGGATGCGGGCAGTTCGGGAAGAGTCAGAAGCCGAATGAGCTCGGCACGCTTAAGGATGTAGTACTGCTTGATGTTACGGGCGCGGGCGACCTGCTTAAGCTCGGGGAGAGAAAGACGATCCATGGTGGAGTCCGTTAGCCAGGCGTCGAGGAATCCGTTTTTTCGCCGCCTCCTAGTAATGAAGCGCACCCCCGTTGTTCTCGCATTTTTTGTTGCAGCGTTCCTGCTCGGACTCTATGTTACATTTCAATCTCCGAAGATGGAGACCTTCACCCTCGCGAACGAGATTGGCGCTCCTGTGCCAAAGGCGGGCGTCGAGCCTGCTGATCAGGGTGTATCAGGGCCTGGTCAGGTGGATCCCGCTCCGTACAAGATCCTGAAGGACGAGAAGCTCTTTGCCTTCGACGAGAACCGCAAGTCGGCTGACTGCTGCCCTAGTCCCTTTGTCAGTGACAAGGGATGCATCTGTGTGACGGAGGAACAGAAGAAGCTCTTTGCATCTCGTGGTACCAATGGACAGAATCGCGTCTAGGGTTCTAGCGGAAATGTCTGTATATTTACAATGGAACACCTACGGGCATTTATCACTCACCTGAAGGAAGCATCGCCTACCCTGACCTTTCCCAAGCCAGTGGAGGAGATGTTTACCCAGCTGCAAACTGCACTCCTGCCCCATGCCATGAAGGTGGTGCAGAAGGACAATACCCTTTTCCGCGGAGAGGCGGCCGTCCAGCTCTTTGAGGGTGTGGACATGCGCCGCGCATGGCCTGGGACGGATGAGGCATGGAAGAAGCTGCATATGGCTCTGCTGTACTCGTTCATGCAGGGCGATCACAAGGCGGCCTTGAGCAAGGCGCTAGACGCTATCAAGTCCATGCTCCCTGGCGGCACGACCCAGACAGACGAGATCTTGAAGATGCTCGAGGAAGAAGAGACAACATCCTCTCTCCATGAGATCTTTGAGCTCATTCTCAGCACTCGCCTCGTCACCGTGGTCGGCGACCTCGTCTCGTCGATGGACTTTGACGATCTTGGAATTGACTTTGAGAATCCTACCGAGCTGCTGGAAGCCCTGCAGCACCCCGAGCGCAGTCACGCGATCCAGACCATCATGAAGCGGGCGCAGGACCTTCTGCAGGAACGTATTCGCACGGGGCGCATCAACCAGAAGGAGTTGATTCGTGAACTGGAGACCCTGCGTGCCAAGTTCCAGTCGACCTTTGGCAAGTACCTCAATGAGATGGTGGTCGGACAACAGGGCAATACCACGGGCAATACATCTGCAACCATCATGGGCAACTCTCCCGAGGCCCGCCGTGCTCGCATGCAGGCTCGTCTTCAGAAGAAACTGCACGAAAAAGGTCGCAAGTGAAGATAAGAGATGAGCGAACCTTTCTGGATCGCAGACCCTTCTGTCTTGTTTCGCTCGGACACATGGCTGTCCTTCGTACCCACTCCGACTATGACGGTCGACCAATCGCTGAACGCCGTGGTGCGCTTCGTCACGTACCTGTCGGGTCTGCTGTTTCTTTGCTCTATGGACTTCCGCTACATTCTGTATGTCCCCGTGACCATGCTCATCACGGTGGCTCTTCACAAGTGGTTTCCTGTGGCCAAGGAGATGTTCCGTGGGTCTCCTACAATCTCGAGTTATGTGGGGAAGGAGACCACGAAACCGACACAGGACAATCCGTTCATGAATCCGTCTTTGGTGGACATTAACGAAAACCCCAACAAGCCGCCGCCTGCCGAAATCACGAGCCGTGAGATTCGCGAGAAGGTGAATGCATCCTTCGCGCAGACCTCAAATCTGTACATGGACACCAGCGATGTCTACGCCAATATGCGTGCAGAGATCAACTTCCACAATGTGCCGACAGATGATCTGGATGGGTACAAGAAGTTTCTGGGCGGAGGCAAGGGATCCGATAAGATCCTGAACGAGGGCTATGTCCCTGCAAAGGGCACTATGGCCACCCCAAGCGACGCCGAACTGTATGCGGCTGTCCACCCAGGCGAGAAGCAGATGAGTATGGCATCGTGGAATGCTACACGGGCTTAGACCCGCCGTCTAGTCTTGCGAGTGTCGGCCTTGCGTCGACGCGTGCCCCGCTCTCCCTTCAAACCCAGTTTTATCAAGATGTCGGTTCCCTTGGTCTGAGAGCCAGGGAGCACGCGGTCGGGTCCATGTGCAGGGCGGTACTTCATCGTTGGGAAACTCGTCACGCCCTCCTCGGGAGGCACATCCTTTGACTCAACACGCACAATCTTCATCTTACCCTTCACCTTCTTGGCAGCCGCACGAAATGCGGGTTCGTTGCGAACGCAGTGAGGACATCCATTCATGAAGAACAATACAAGAACAGGACGCTTTTGGAGAGACCTCCGAGCGTCCTCCATCTTGCCGCCCACTACAGGTCCGCCTACGGGTCCGCCCAATGCATCGGCTGAGAATGCAGGCATTTATATCATCTATTAGAAAATGACAAGCATCGGGTCGACTGCTCCTCCCCTCCGTCCCAACGGAAACGAACCTGTGATTCTGAAGCAGTATAAGGACTATACGGAGTCGACGGCCGCGTCCTTCAAGACCTTTGCACCTCGTGATCCAAGCACCCAAGCAAAGTATGACGCATTGAGTCCGACGTGGCAGGGTGTGAATGCCACCAACTCGGCGATTGGCAGGGGTGAGTTCAGTCTCGATACTGTGCCGTCGTCGACGTACACTCCGAAACCTCCTCCTCCCGAGGCCCCTGTTGAAGCCAATTGGTTTTGTGTCGTCCAATAACAATGTGGTGGCTTCTCTTGTTGTTGCTTGGGGCTCTCTTGGTGATGACGGGGGTGGAGCGCTTCACTGAACCACCAGGTGGCTTTGCAGCTGTCATACGCCCCGACAGCACCACGCTATGGTCAAGCAAGGTCGTGGCGAACACGCCATTCGGCACTGAGGTCTCTCCATACGTGACTGCGCTCGATGCATTCTACGACAAGGTGTATGCACCCTCACCGAACCGACCTAGGGAATCTGATGTTGACATCTTTGTGTCCACTGCCTATCCTGGCACGGACCCCATTTCTCTCAAGACCATCATCATGGAGGCATTTCACATTGACGCTGCAGAAGGCAAGGCATCTGGAGAGCAGAAGCAGGTGAAGTTCGAACCCTCTGCCCGTCTGCTGGCACCCAAGGACGGTGTCGACGAGGTCCGAGTTCGCACAGAAGACGAATACACGCCCGCTGATACGACGGGACCCTTCGACGAGTCCCCTCTTGGATCCTTGGGACCTGCCCCGCAAACAGTTCCATCGCGTGCTGAGCGCAAGGGACATGAATTGACACCCGTCGAAAATATTTGATAAGAGTAATGAATCGGACAGGGTGGATTCTCCTGTTCCTCTTGATTGCCGTCTGCGTCGCAGCGACCCTCCGAAGTGAACACATGACAACCGCGAGTGGCTATACGCTGGGGGCGAGCACAAACGTGGGCGATACTGCGTATGCGGACCTTCTAAAGAAAGAAACTGGACAAGGCACATCATATGGACCGACACCCCCGCCCGAACCCCGCAGGGCAAGGATGGGGGGTAGCGCCTACGAGCCGCCCCCGCCTACACCGCCAGGTGTCACGCGCGGTGAATACATTCCGCCCCCGCCTACACCGCCAGGTGTCACGCGCGGTGAATACATTCCGCCCCCACAGCCAGAAATGGTGTCTGGTCGCCCAGCCGTGTGTGCAAATGGAAACTTTACACCTGGCAGGGGATGTGTCGCAGCAGGAGCCGCTGCCGACGTCACTGCACCAGGCGTACGTCCAATATGTCCAAACGGTGGTACATACATCCCCGACCCAACAATGAGCACCGTCGGAATGTGTGAAACGCGCACAAAGATACCTCAGCCCAACCAGACCGACCCGTTTGCTAAGCTGCTCGCGCCTCCGTGGTACACGCCCAAAGGAACTCCTGCAAAGGTGGCGCCTGCAGCCTTGACGGGTCTCCAGGTCGGTGGCCCGAATGATGGTGGTATTGGACAGTCTACTGGGTCTGGCAATGCCTCGTGGGGTGGGTCGGGGGTCAAGTATCCAAACCTCCTTGGCCCCAACAACAAAGATTCGAATCTCCCTGACAACAACATGACAGCCAAGCTTACTCTCCCCACACCCTGCCAGGTAGGTGCCGATGGAAACACTCTGTACTCTCCAGGGTGTCGTGCTCCGACGGACCTTGGCTACTTCACACTCCCCAAGATTCCAAAAACGGAAGGCGATCCGTCACCATTTAGTGAAGATTATACGGTGTTTATGAAATAAGATGGCAACCTTCGGACTCCGTAATCAGCGTGGTTCCTGCTGGGTCAACGCAACTCTTCAAGCCGTCTACCGCCTCCCCGAAGTCCAACAGCGCTACACCGAGGAAAAGGCTGACTCCAACAACCAAGTCGACCTTTGCCTTCAAGAGATCTGGGCTTCCAAAGGAGACGAAGGACTCAATGCTCTATACGCGACCATCAACACGGACCTCATGCCCGCAGGCGAGGGCATTGGCGACTCGCATGAGCTGCTGGAGTTCCTCTGCGACAAGCTTCCCTTTCTTGACAAGCTGTGTCGATTCAAGGTGTCGCACCAAGTCAAGTGCACACACTGCGAGTACTCTGACATGCGAACAGATACGCTGATTGAGTTCTCTGTGACACCCACGGCCAAGAAACAGGGTCTGATCACGACCATCGGACAGGCGGTCCAGCCCGTGACCATTCCCGACTGGACCTGTGAAAAGTGCAAGGAGAAGGGGTGCACGAAGCAACTGCTCATGTCGAGTTTCCCCGATGTCTTCGTCTTCCACTGCACGACCCTTCAGACCTCGGTGTCGTATTCCCCTTTGCTCAACATCAACGGATGCCGCTACGCTCTCTCCAGTGTGGTGTGCTTCAATGGCGGGCACTGGTGGACCTATGGACGCTCGCAGCCTCCAGGGTCGAGCTGGGTGGAGTTTGATGATCAACGGATCCACGAGCACGGACCGCACAACTTCCCGCTGTCGGACACGATGCGGCTGTTATTCTATTATCGCCTCAAGGAATAAGCAAGGATGCCTAGCACTCCAACAACTGCGACCCTGAACACGAATGCCGCAGGCTTCGTCGGAATCAGCCTGTCCGTCGTGATGATCCTAACCTTTTTTGTCTTCTTCATGAGCGGGTCGTTGTTGGCTGTCATTGTCTTTTGGATGGTGCTGGTGCTATCGTCCGTCGTTCTGTGGGTCTACGGATTCATCAACGATGACATTCTCAAGTTGGTGACATATGTCAAACCTGCACCTGCACCTGCGCCCGACAAGCCTGACCCTGGTAGCGGTCTGGTGGGTATGGAGGTGTTCCATGTGGACAACAACCGATTCACCTACGACGAGGCCCCAGCCGCGTGTGCAGCATTTGGTGGAAACTTGGCGACCCTTGAGCAGGTTAACGAGGCTTATAACTACGGAGCGGAGTGGTGTGGATATGGCTGGTCGGCGGGTGGTCTGGCTCTGTTCCCTACCCAGCGTGGCACCTGGGAAACCCTCCAACAGGAACCCAGTCCTGCGAAACGCACCGCGTGTGGCAAGGTCGGCGTGAACGGTGGATACTTTGATCCCTCGTATAAGTTTGGTGTGAACTGCTATGGATACAAGCCTGCCGCGAGCTCTAACCTGAAGCTGCCCCTGCCTCCTCCAGGGACGAATGCCGATGCATTCAATGCCATGGTGAACCGCTTCCAGGGTATGCTGTCGTCCTTCAATGTGTCGCCGTATTCGCGTAACCAGTGGTCGGGATACGGAGCACTGGATACGGGTGCTCGGGCAACGATGGCCTACGGAACCCAGTTTGAGCAGAATCTTTCGGGTCTTGTCGGATCGGGGACAACTGCGCCTCCCGTGAAGGTGTCGACTTCAAAAACCAAGGAGTCCTTTTTTGTGAATGCGTCTGATGCGAATCTTCTTGACGCGAACCGCCCTGGTGGATACACGTACATCCACGAACCTGCAAATGTCGAAGGACCTGGGGGTGGTAAGGCAGTTCCGTGGTACATGATGAAGAATCCGATGAACGGTGTGCCTGGTATGACGGGTATGACGGGACCGATCTCTGTGGAGACAAACGTCAGTAACGCGGCTCCATTGCCTGCAGGATACACGGGTCCAATGGGACCCATCGGAGCAACGGGAACCCGTGGAGCAGCGGGAACCCCTGGACCAGCGGGAACCCCTGGAGCAGCGGGAACCCCTGGAACAGCGGGACCCGTCGGACCAGCGGGAACCCCTGGAGCAGCGGGAACCCCTGGAGCAAGGGGACCCACTGGAGTATTTGACTCGTCTAAAATCACAGGACCTCTCCGCGTCAGCAACAACTGGGTTGTCGAGGACGAGGGCGGTCCGCTGGTCTTCCGTAATACATCATCTCCGGGAGATAACCGTTACGCGATGTTTCCCGCCCGTGGAGCTGGAAAGAATCTCTAAATCGGATTGAGAAACCCAAACAACTGAACCATGCTGGGCACCTTGGAGTCTGCATCGTAATAATCCAGGCGCATCGGCTTTCCGTCGGATTCTGCGCGAACGCACAAATACGGGAACAGCGGCACGTGGGTCATTCCTTTTGGACACGACTTGTAGCACATTCCAGGCTTGATGTCACGGTTACCAGTCGAAAAGATGTTCAGCCATTCGATGTGAACGCCCTCCTTCACGAGTTTCTCTTCGTCGCATGTCCGTTCATTGCTGTGAGCACCCGCGGGTTCGCTGCACTCCTTCTTGGTCCGTGGACTCTTGGCGTTTGCCTTACTCCATCGATCGTACCAATCGTCGTAGTTCTGCACTCCACCTGCATCTTGAGGACCTGGGCAGTTTCCACCATTGTCCAAGCGACCCTTCCAGTTGCCACCTGTACACTGAAGAAGCCACCCATCCTTGAGTCCGCAACGGATCGGCTCTTGGCACACCAGACCCCAATTGTTCCAGCCATCTGGACACTTCTCGAGTCCCACAGCGGTTCCGATGCCAATTTCCTTGGTGTCGGCCCAACACACATCGCCCACACGGTGACGTCCAGTAGGACACGGCTTGTAGCACAAGAGGCCATTGCGATCGGGGTGTGTGGGTGGGCATGTGTTGGGGTAGGTGCTTAAGATGGGGTATCCAAACACGCCCACAGGGGAAAAGGCGGATCCGAACAACACGATGAACAAGAGCAGAATCGCTCCACCGACTAACAAGCCGACGGCAGGTGCGACCAAGGAGAATCCTAGCGTATTTCCTGCCTTGCGAGCCTCTTGCACGAATCCATAGTACGTGAGGACAATGAAAAACCCAACGACACTCACCAAGATTGTGCGCATGGCGGTGGAGGCTGACCTCATAATGTCGTAGAGAGGAGCGACAATGTCAGGCATCCAGAGAAAGCTACCCGCCTGCTCTTCAGCCTTTTCGATGACGCCTTTTTTCGGCATTCCGTTATTTCTATGATAGAAAACAATGGACACCTGTCGTCCCAAGCTCCAGCCGTTCACAAAGAAGAGCTACCAGACCACAGGTGTGTCGTCTGTCCCCGCATCCCAAGAATCTACCTTCCCATTTGTCCCTCTGTTGTTCAAGCCCCAGGATGGTGCGGTGGCTCCGTTTCAGACCAACCAACCGACTCGTCAGCCTGAGGCGCGAAGCAGTTCCTAGCACATTTTGTCTGGTCATACACAAAGATGGACGTGGTTCTTCTTATGGGCCTTGCGGCTCTTGGCTACGCCCTTGCCAATGAGACAAATCCTAGAAAGAAAAAGCAGGAGGACATGCAGGCTAGCGGCAAGAACCCAATGGAGACCTTTGTGAATCCTGAGCAGACGGGTGGCGCCATGCAGGTGATTGACACTGCGACGGGACACGCCAACATGGTTCCGTTCTTCGGAGCCAACATGACCCAGTCCATGTACTCGGGTGCCACTGATGGAATCCTCGATACCTTCACGGGCACGGGCAAGCAGACCTTTTTCCACAAGGAGGAATCGCCTGCTTTCTTTGCGCCTGAGAAGGGCAACGGAAACCCATGGGGACAGCCTGTGGAGACGGACTTTGAGCAGTCCCGCATGGTCACAAGTCTGGCAACCAAGAATGTGTTCCCAGTCGACCGTGTTCAGGTTGGACCTGGTGTGAATGATGGATACACGAACCTGCCATCGGGTGGCTACCAACAGGATGCCGCTCGCGAGTACGCTCTGCCCCTCACAACGGACGAGATCCGCGTGGCCTCCAAGCCCAAGCTCACGTACAAGAGCGAGGCTGTCCCAGGCGCCTTCTTCATTACAGAGGTGGGTCTTCAGGCGCCTGTGAAGAAGAACAAGCCCGATCGCTTTGTGATTCTCGAGGGCAAGGATGGTGAGATGGATCACTTGAACACAGCCGTCGGTCAGCAGGTGGCAGGCGCTATGTATCCAGAGCAGGTGATGAAGACACAGAAGCGCGAGTCCACCTCCGAGGAGTTCATTGGCGGTCCGCAGTCGGCCAACACATACCAAACCTACATTCGGTCGTTCACGGAGCCCTTTCAGCAGTTCATGAAGCTCACCGTCGAGGGACGCCCGACCCCTGGTGGCCCCGTGGGTGGCATGGCAAGCCTGCAGACGGGTCCTCAGTCGTACAATGTTGCGACTCACCGCGACGAGAACATCTTTGCCGCGGCCACGCGATTCGACACCCCGCTGATGAACATTGGCGGACAGGCTCCTCAGTCGGAGCTCCAAGGATCGGTCAAGTACTTCAACCCCTTGCAGGAGGACATTTATGTGCAGCGCAACAATGCGGGTATTCTCGATGGCTTCACCAAGAACCCGTATACACAGAGCTTGTCCTCTACAGGCACGGAGTAAATGGATTGTCTCCGATATCCAGGAACCTCATACGCCGTCTGTACGCGTGGCCAGACGCGGCGTCAAGTCCACGATCTGGTTCGACTAGCCTCTGTATACGGATCCCGCATTCATGTGTGTTCCTGTTTAGCCGACCCATGGTCCCGCGCCACCCTGTCGTTTCTTGGAGCCGTTTGGACTCCTGCGACTCAACAATGCAACACCTCGCCTCCCTTGGCGTCGTAGAATCCATGCTGATTGGACGACGCAACGAACTGACACAGGCAACATCGATGGTCTTTAACATCGTGTTGCTTGCTCTCGTCTTGAGCACCTTTGCCTACTTTTTGTATGTCCAATATCACTCGACCCAGGAGAAAGTCGAAGAAAAACGGATTCCGTTCAAGCCCACCACCTGGTATTCTGCGACTCGAAACATTCGCGATGAAGAGTATGGATCGCAACTCCAGCCTTTTGAAGCTGAAGCTCGACTTGGTCTACCGGGACCTGGCTATTGAGGAAGGCCAGAAACGATTCGACGAACTCAATCTCCCCCACGAAGAGGTTGCTGCAGCTCCAGATGCGCCCCTCGCGGTCGTGGACGCACCCAAAGTGAAGAAGAAGGTCGTGCGTGCTCTGGTTCCTGCTGGAGAGGGACCGAAGCGTACCATGGCCTCCGAACGCACGAAGAAGGCCGCGCAGCCACCTAGAGCAGTTCTTCCTGCTGATAAGTAATAGGGAATGTCGTTCGTTGTTGCGACGGCAAGTCCACCGTTCACACCAGCGGGGACCATTCAAGTATATGCATACGAACCTTTTTCCTATCGGTTCTTGTTCCCGCCTGGGAACAGCTTCGCGACCTTTTCCAATACATCGACGAATTTGCTGGGGTACATGAGCGTGGACGCAACGGGTGTGAACTTTGTTGGCTCGAACGGATTCAACTCCATCGTCTCGTCCAACGGAAACTCCTTGGTTATCGTGGACAACCAAAGCAACGTGTACTCGAACTCGGTCTTTGGTGGCGCGGGGCGGTTCACAGACGCGTCGAGAAACTCGCTGCCGTCCAGACTCGTGGTTTACGCGAATGAAGCCTTTACACCAATCCCATTCTACTCGTTCTACGTGAACCTGAATCCCGCCACAGCCTTTACGCAGCCGTCGCTCCCCGTTGGACTGAAGTTCTCGGGGAGAAGCTCGAACCTCTTTGATTTGAGTGGACAACCCACGGCAACCACGGGAGCTTCGAACTATGTATTTGTGGCTTCGAATGCAGGGGGGCAGGTGATCTCTGCAAACATCAACATCCAGATTCTGGGCGAGCGTCTCCAGTTGATTGGTGGTCCCGTGATCTTGCCGTTGACCGTAGGTGTTCCGATTACACCCGTCGTCTTCACTGCGATTCCTCCATCCGCATCATCCAACCTGTCCTTCGCGTATCCAGTTGTCCCCAGTGGATTGACCTTTACCGACTCCGCAGGTGTGAATGTGTCGAATTACACGTACCCTTTCAAACCGAATGACAACAGGATTGTCTTGACGGGGACACCCACCATCGCCACACCGACCCTCGGCGTGCAGTCGATCACGGTGCCGCTTCGTGCGAATGTCACCAGCGTATTCACAGGTACCTTGTCTGCTTCGACAACCTTGACCTTCAACTATACAGAAACAGTGGTCTTTACAACACCTTCGAACAATGCAGCCTTTTCCAACGCATTCGTGAATCTCCCGATTACACCCATTCCCTTCAACGCAGTCAGCTACTTCGGAGCGGGGTCCAGTATCGTTAGCCTCTCGTCGCCCGATCTTCGATCCGACTTGTCGCTCAATTCTACCAGCGGTGTGGCAACGCTGACGGGAACCCCCACCTTCGCAGGATCGGGAACATTCACAGCCACGGCTGTGAGCGTGACGGGGGTGACTGGGTCGATTCTGTTCACATTCGTTTCGCGGAATGATGTGCTCACTTTGTCGCCTTTTGTGGACGCATCGTTGAACTTCATCATTGGACGTCCTCTGTCCAATCCGCTTGCGGGATATTACTCGAGCAATCTGACCCTAACTGCAAATTCTCTATCGGGACAGCCAATTAGCTTTTCCACGACAGGATTCACACAAGGCGGAATCACAATCTCCCCGCCAACGGTAACCTCCAACGGAACGACCATCACCTTCTCTGGCGTTCCAACTGCCTTGGTGTCGCCCACGGTTGCAAGTGTGACTGCGACCGACGGTTTGCTGAGCGTCGCACAGTCCGTACCCTTTGCAGTGTTGAACGATGTCTTCACATTTACAACCGCAACGCCCGCCTTCTTGCAGAACCGAACGATTACACCTATTCAGATCTCAGCCACAACCTTGAGCGGGCGTACCGTCCTCTCCTACACAGCCTCTGGACTGCCCAGTGGTCTCATCATGAGCAGAACGGGTCTGATCACGGGAACGTGTTTCGCGAACAGTGGGGGGAGTTTCGTAGTCACGGCTTCGACGGGAATCGCCATCCAAGCATCTCCGCCATATGTGTACACAGTCGTTCCCGACGCACTCTTGGTGAGCGCACCGCTTGCGAGCTACTCATTGGTCCCAGGACAGGTTGTTTCGTCTATTCCACTCACGGGCGTTCTCTCATCGGGGTTGGGCGCCACGAGTTTCGTCTTGACGGGTCAAACCTATGGGCTGACAATCACGTCTGGAGGCGTTCTTGGAGGCACCTTATTCAATGGAAACCCACCCAATACTCTTGTGTCCACTGCGAACATTGTCGTGAATGCCGTTGTTGGAACGAGTCTTGTTCCAACCTCGATTGTTCTTACGTCGACCTTCCTTCCTGTTATCAGGCAGCTGTGGTCTGGAAATAACAGTCTGTACGTTGCCTATACATACACCAGCGCTCTCTCGAACGTGTTCACTGGCACCCCTCGGCTTCTTGCAACGGGCGCCTCCCAAATCAGTTCGTTGGATGGCACCGTCCAGACCGATAATGCTCTAGCGCGGTCGAGCGACATTCAAGTGACCACCGCGGGTCGGTATGTTGCGTCCTTGTCTGGACTAGACAACACTGGCACAACCATGATCGGTTCGGTCTTGGGCGGAGATCTCAACACGTCGAACGCACTAACCACTACGGTTCTCACTCTCACCAATGGCGGCACACAGACTCTCTACCGCAGCGCGTTCTCGGTTGCCTACTCTGGAACTGGATCCACATTCTATGCGCTTGGAGTTGGGCTAAATGTCAATTCTGGTCCATCGTATACGAATCACGTCTACCTCCTCAAGTCGGACGACAACGGAGAGACGTGGACACTTGGGTACATTACAGCCAAACCCGAAGGGAGAGGCACACCTCGCAACTGGGCGCTTGCGGTCAGGACTGGTGCTGAGGTGAGCAATTTGTTTATCAGCTGGTCAGACGACTTTTTTTACGCGACTCAGAATGCATACAGCGCGTCTATTGGTTCTGTGGTTCTGAGATACTCGAGTGTTGCGGGCATCTACATGGCAGGAGGTGGAGCTGGGTCGGGCGTCGCATATTCGGCACTTCGCATCACAAGCATGACGGGAACTCCTCTGTTTGGAGAACCCGATGCAACTATCGTTCCAACGTGGACCGCAGTCCTGCCAGCAGCGGGGATGTTTGAATCAGAAACGCGGGATTTCGCCATTGACGTTCCCGTAGGAACTCCTTGGCTCGCAGCAGGTTCGAGCCTCTACTTCGCATTGACCTCAACAAAGACCGTCAACGCAAAGACGTTGGTATGGTCGTCCAACAACGGACTTTCGTGGAACGTCGGTACGAACGATTTCACATTCACAGCAAGTGCTGTCACCTACGGCGGAGGGCGGTGGATTGCGATTGGTAGCGACAACGGACTCACTTATTATGCAAAACGCTCGACAGACGGAATTACGTGGACAAATATCACTCTGTCCTTTGCCGACCCCCTCTCCATTCGTTCGACAATTGTGTATTCAAACTCTACGTGGATCCTCTTTGTTGACGGTGTAAACGTCTTCTATAACACATCTGCGACACTTTCCAATGCACTGTGGCAAAAGAGGCCCGTTCCGTTCAACATCCTACGAGGGTCGACTGGATTCAGCACCATCGACCCCTACGGAGGCAATTCCACACTGACAATCTCGGCGCTGGATACTGGGATTCAGTTGGTATCCCCCACATCCACATCATTTTCCATCATGCAGTTCACGAACATGACGCCCATCGCATTGGTTCTCAACCAATCGCCCGCATTCTTCTTCGTCACGGTATCGGAACTACCAAGAGGAATGCGATTCGATCCGACTACAGGAACCTTCTCGGGCATGCTGATGGTGCAGGGGTCCTCTACCGTTCGAGTGACTGCAAAATCAACGGCTGCTGCCTTCAATACGTTTGACTTTACCTTCAAGGTGTATTCACCCTATCCGCAGAAGCGCCAAGATACGGCTTCGTCCTTCACATCGTATGTTCGCCAAGAGGCCATTGTTGGAGGCGCTCAATTCTCCCGCGATTCCAATGCCTTTCCTTCGGAGAACACGACGGTGGGTGCGGCAATGGGACCCTTCCCTCCTGAAGTGAATCAAGCCCCTAAACCCTGCTGCAAACTCCCAAGTTAAAAATTGATTTGTTGAGTTGTGGGCTGGGTCTTTACACCTCGTCCACAGGCATCTCCATGCCGTCAAACTCCGCGAGCCCCAGCATGCCCACGAACTCGTCTACTCCCTCCGCAGAGGTGAAGTAGACGCGCTTCGAGTCCTCACCGACCCAATACTCGCGTCCCTTGTAGAGAACCTGGACACAGTTCTCATTGATCTCCACCATTGCGGGCTTGGGCGCCGCGATGGAGGCACAGGCTGCGGCCGCGTTGGATGGCTGCTGCGCCGTCGGCGGCTTTGGCTTCAGGAACTCACGCATGTGCTCCTGCGGAGTCTTCGCCAAGTACTCCTTGAGAGGCATCTGCTTGACAAACTCCAGGAAGTGAGGCTTTCGGTCGTCGGAATTCAGCTTGAATTCCTTCTCGATCTCCCCGAACTTCTTGGTCAGGGTCGGCGTGAAGGCGAATCCCACGGGCTTGGGGGGCGGGACCACAGGGACCACGGGGACCACGGGGACCACGGGGACCGTTGGGGGCGCCATCGGCAGCATCACGGTTGGAACGGGGAACAGAACGGCGAGGAGGCGGCGACTCACCTCATCGGCGTTGATCTTGAATGCAGGTGCAGAGCGTCGGATGGCGAGGTCGAGGTTGTGGGAGAGTGCGGAGTTCATTTTGTCCGTTTGTGAGGGGCCACTCTCTGTTTCCCTGCCTACCCAGAATCCGTTTTCAATGGGCCCACCCTCAAAAACGGAAACGTGTGCTCAATGGACAAGAAGACTATCCGTTAAGATGCCCCGCAATATGACTGGAGGCTCTGGCCACCGCTCGCAACGCAACTCCGAGTCCAACAAGACCAAGGCCAACAACAAGTTCAATGACGCGCTGCTCGACGACCTTCTGCAGGAAGCTGAGACAGAGGGAGTCCATGTCGCCCGCGTGATGCGGCGTTTGGGCTCAGGGATGATGGAGTGTTTCTTCGTGCAGGACGAGGAGATTGGGGGCAAGACGCGCCCTGTGGACAAGCTGGTTCACGCACCCCTGCGTGGCGGACTGCGAGGTCGCAACAAGAAGGATGTCTGGATTGATGTGGGTAGTGTGGTTCTGCTTGCCAATACTGGGCTGGGTGGCACGCCATGGAAGATCATGTCGGTCTTCAACGACAAGCAGATTGCCCGCTACCAAGAGATCATGCCCGACGCCGACAAGCGCATCTTTGCTCGGGCGGCCACAGATGCCCCCACAGAGGATGGCGGCATTGAGTTCATTGCTGAGGAGGAAGTCAATGTAGATGATATCTAAGCCTGAAACAACGGGCGCGATGATCGGGAGTATCGTCGGAACACTCTTTTTAACTTTTGTTGTGTGGATCGGCTATCAATCAACCCTTCCCGAGCACACAAAGCCTGGACCCTCCTTGCCTTTACCTCTTTCCGTGGGTAAGGAGCGGTTCACGGGACGCACACGGGACGCATCAAGCTTTACTCAGACCGTCAGGCGCAAGGCCGTGGTCAGCGGGCATTATGGAGACCCCTGCCGTGTACTTCATGAGACGAACCACACGTCTGGGTTCACGAATGGAGTGGTGGAGTTGTACTCAATTTCAGGTTTGTGCGAAGCCGCATGCCAAGTGGCTGCAGGAGTGGTCTGCGATATCTACGATGGTGGAAATGCCGACTCCGGATATCCCAATATCTTGGACGGTGGGACATCTGCAGATATCTACGATGGCGCAGATGCATTTGTCACGAATCCTAATGTCCTGGACGGGGGAGGCGACTTTGTTATGGACGGGGGGGGTGCGTACTTTGCAATTCTCAACTACATGTTGCTGAACGGAGGAAATGCTGACACAATTGTATGCCAACCTAGTAATAATGCCCGTCAACCCTGTAAAGTTTGAGCTACGTCGAGATACGTATGCTAACTGGGTGGCGGTTGGAAACGTGCTCGTCTTGGCTGCAGGTGAACCTGCAGTTGTTCTCGACGGCATTTATGCATCTCAGATGAAGATTGGTGATGGTGTGAATGTGTGGAACAGTCTCCCATTCGTTGGGGTTGGTGGTGGCGGTGGCGGCGGTTCTGGGTTTACTGGACCCACGGGACCTCCAGGACAGGCGAACCCAGTGTCTGTTCTCACGTACACGACCGATGACACACCTGCGTTGGCTGTCAATACAGATTTGTTGGTTCCATACCTTCACCTCGACACGGCGAACTCAACGAGCATCCCCAACCTTGCTCTTTCGAACACGGCTGATGTTTTTGTTAATAACGGAGCTACGTCTCTCGCCCTTTTGTTCACGTGGTATGTGTACCTGACTGGATACGCAGGAACCCCCGTCTTCAAGACGTATGCTGGATTCTCTGCAGGTGGTGGTGCGACGAATATCCAGGGTGAGACCACGACCTCGGGGGGTGCGTACATTGCCTCGTCGACCACCTTTCTTCTCCCCCCAGGACAGTCGGTTGGCGTCTACATTGCAAGTTCTGCGACTGCAACCTTGAGTTCTTCAACTGTGACGGTATCGCTGCTCACTGGATACATTGGTCCCACTGGCGCGTCGGGTCTTGTGGGCCCAACGGGAGCCAAGGGAATCAGCGGTGATCGTGGACCGATTGGCTATATTGGCGCCACGGGACTCACGGGAGCCACTGGTCCCGTCAGTACGGGTCCCACTGGATTGACGGGTGCTACGGGTCCCATCGCTACGGGTCCCACAGGTCTCACGGGCTCCACTGGTCCCGTCGGTACAGGTCCCACAGGTCCCACAGGTCTCACGGGTCCCACAGGCGTCACGGGAGCCACGGGAGCCACGGGATTCACGGGAGCCACGGGATCCACTGGTCTCACGGGATCCGCGGGATTGACGGGTCCCACAGGTCTCACAGGAGCTACAGGATTCACTGGATCCACGGGATTGACGGGTCCCACTGGCTTGACGGGCTCTACTGGTCCCACTGGTTTGACAGGCGCCACGGGTCCTATCGCCACGGGTCCCACTGGACTCACGGGATCCACGGGATTGACGGGATCCACGGGATTGACGGGATCCACTGGTCTCACGGGATCCACGGGATTGACGGGATCCACAGGTCCTATCGCCACGGGTCCCACTGGACTCACAGGATCCACGGGATTGACGGGATCCACAGGATTGACGGGACCCACAGGACTCACTGGATCCACTGGGTTGACAGGCGCCACGGGTCTCACGGGATCCACGGGATTGACGGGACCCACGGGTCTCACAGGAGCTACAGGACTCACGGGATCCACGGGTCCCACTGGCTTGACGGGATCCACAGGTCCTATCGCCACGGGTCCCACTGGACTCACGGGATCCACGGGATTGACGGGATCCACGGGATCCACGGGATCCACGGGATTGACGGGACCCACAGGACTCACGGGATCCACGGGTCCTATCGCCACGGGTCCCACTGGACTCACGGGATCCACGGGATTGACGGGTCCCACTGGTCTCACGGGATCCACTGGAATGACGGGTCCCACAGGTCCTATCGCCACGGGTCCCACTGGACTCACGGGATCCACGGGATTGACGGGATCCACGGGATCCACGGGATCCACGGGATTGACGGGACCCACAGGACTCACGGGATCCACGGGT